TCCCCCAACTTCAGGGTCGCCCGTCAGGGGGCTTGGGGGGGGGGTGCAGCGGTGCGTGGGTGGGCGAGGGTACGAGTTATGGGACTCGGGGACAGGCGCGCCCGTGGTCGAGTATGCAAGCGGCGAGATTCCGAAAGAGCGCGTAAGTGCTTGTGGCACAAGGGTTTACGGCGATAACAAGGTCGGACTTTGGTTTCAGCAAGAGGAAAGGTTGTTCGAGCCGCCGCCGCTGTTGGTTGGTGGATCATCTCGGACAGACCTCTAGTATGGAGACTGAACATGGCTAGCAAGAAGACCGCTCCGAAGTCCCTGATCGAGAATCCGACGGTGTCCCTCGACTCCGACAATGTCGTCGGAAAGCCGAGGGACTGTGGGTCGATGCACACCATCACCATCCAGATCCCGATGGGCGCCGTTTCCACCAAGCCCGTCAAGGGCAAGGAGGGGGTGACCTACTCCCGATGTGGGTCGGTCGTCTTCCCCAAGAACTTCAAGTTCCAAGTCGATGGCGCTTGGTTCACCTTCGGCACCACTGCCAAGTGGTGGGATGACAAGGCTCAGTGCTACAAGGGCATGGATTCGATCTACATCAAGCCCTACACCGAGCCGAAGGCTCGCGAGGAGAAGGAGGGTATCGAGATGCCCTCGATGGGCTGAACGACCGTCCCGACCCAAGACTGGGGAGGTGCCTCACCGCACCTCCCCTTTCTTCGTTTTTGGAGTGAAGGACAGCGAACCGTTTCCCCGTCCCTCCCCTCAACTACCCCCTGTGGATGGGGCAATCCCGCGTCAAACCGACGCACAATCCACACCGCAAGGAGACACCCATGGCCGACACCACCAACACCCCCAACACCTACGCCTCCGTCGCCGTCGTCCGCGTCAACTTGATCAAGCCCGACTTCAAGACGGGCAACATGGGTGGCAAGTATTTCTCCCATGTGTGCTACGCCATCTGGAACTTCGAGGCCTCCGAAATCGTGACGGCTCTCGCCAACCACAACCGCGGCACCACCTACGGCTACATCACCGAGGACGGCCACCTGTCTCGGGAACTCACGGTCGACCCCGACCCTGCCCCCGAACCCGAACTCCCCTCCGACGCCGACCCCGAAACGGGCGTCGCCTACGGCGACCTCACCTGACCCGCCTTCCACCCCAGTCCCCTGCCTCCCTTGACAGGGAGGTGGGGGATTCCTCCATGCGCCCCTGCTGCTCACCCCCTGAGCAGTGGGGGTTTCTCTTCCAATGTCGGTGCGATGCACGGTGCGCACCGACTCACCAACCCAAACCCGTGCGGAGCATGACCAATGTCAGACACCACCATCGTCGCCAAGCCCGCCCCGTTCACCACCAACCCCGAAGCCCCCTTCGGCCCGTCGTGCATCTCGCCCGACTTCTACATCCTCCACAAGAAGACGGCAGACCGCGAAGCCCGCATCGCCGCCCTCGTGTCGAAGAACGAAGCCGAGGGCAAGAGCACCGACCGCGTCTTTGCCGCCATCGAGGCCGACTCGACCGCACCTCTCACGACCAACCGCAAGCAGTTGAAGGAGATCGCCGTCATCATCCCCAAGAAGCTGAAGGTCAACGACCTCTCCGACATCGACTGCACCTCCAAGTTGTGGCAGGTCATCTATGGCCTCGCCCACCTCGGCATCTACTTCTCGGGCACCGACAACCTGTCCGACCGCGGCATGCTCTCGCTGCTGCAGTCCCGCATCCTCGATGAGGAGGTCAACGACATCGTCCCGAGCCCCGACATGTCGGAGTTCATCGACCTGTCGCCCTGCCCCGTCTCGGACAGCCCCGTCGACCGCGACCAGTACCTGCCCCGCCCCGTCCGTCCTGCTGCCGTCACCATGGTTGACCCCTCGGCCCCCTGACCGCCCCGTCCATGTCTCCGCCCCCCGCACCGAGTCGTTTGGTGCGGGGGGTTTCCCTTTACAGGATACCACCATGCTGAACACCTACCGACCCCACTCCGATCCCGACACCGTCCGCATCGGCAAGCCCTGTTCCTCATGCCGCATCCCCATCCGCATCGTCATGCCCGAGAAGGACTTCTTCACGGGCTGCATCCTCGCCCTCGGCGGAGCCTGTGTGGAGGACGCCTTCCCCTCCCTCGACTCCGAAACCCACGCCACCATGGTCACGGGGCTCTGCCCCCGTTGCCGCACCTCGGAGCCCACCCATGCCTGACCCCTGCAGGTACCGAGCCCACATCTGCATCGAGTTCACCACCGACCAACCCTTCCCCGAATCCGTGGCCGACCAGATCGTCCGCCGCATCGCCGACCATGTCGGCTTTCCAAACCCCGTCGATTCCGTGTGGCTCGACGATGTCACGGAGCCCACCGATGCCTAACCGCAGACGCCCCAACAACCCCTCCATCATCGGATACGCCTTCAACGGAGCCCTCTGCTGCCCAAACTGCACCATCTACGCCTTCTCCACGGAGGAACTTCGTCGCCCAATCCTGCCCCCCAAACGCGAGCGGCTCGACCAGCACGGCCTGCCCGATGACATGTGCAACACCGACGACGAGCCCGTCAACCCCGTCTTCTCGACCGACGACTACCCCGATGGCTTCACCTGCGACGAATGCGGTGAACTCCAACCCTGACCCAGACCCCAGACCCCAAACCCCAAACCACGAGACTCCCGATGAACGACTTCAAGATCAAGCTCGAAATCTCCTTCCGAATCCCCGACGACTACAGCCCTGCGCTCGAAGCGCAGATCATCAAGTCCAGGATCGACCAGGCCCTCAACTCCATGGCCATCCAGCCGGCCGACACCGACAAGGGCTACGGCGTCTTCTCCGTCTCCCTGAAGGGCGAACCCCTTGTGCTCCCTCCCTTCGGACTCAAGCCCTACCGAGTCACCTGCACCGCCACCATCCTCGAAAAGCTCGTCTTCTTCGTCGACGCCAAGGACAAGGAGGACGCCATCTCGATGTGCGACAACCGACACAACCGCTACACCGACAGGCACATCGACGAGGCGGACAGGGAGCACCTCGAGACCACCGAGGAGGACAACTGGAAGGCGGAGCCCCAATGAACCCCCACTGGAAGGAGACCCTCGAGTGGCTGGCCCGCAAGCACGGCCACCGTCTCTCGCTCCGCGCGATGGAGCGCATGCCTCACCTCTTCTACCTGTTCCACGGACCCCGCGTCGAGGTCAAGACCGTCTACGACGACGGCACCCAATGGGTGCGCCGAGGCTACGTCGGCTGCTCCTCGGGACACAACCCCGTGTTCCTCCTCCTCCCCCGCTGCGACTCGTCGGGATCGTCCGACGTCCTGCACGAGCGCGACGAGATCAAGATCGTCCCGAACCCCCGCTACTTTACAGACAAGGAAACTTGTGTACCATAGGAGACCAGTGCCCAACCTGAATCCCGACGACTTCCTCATCATCGACCCCATGAGGGCGGCCCGTCTCGGCGACCCCGAGATGCCGCCCGACCGCTTCTACCTTGTCTCCATCCTCGAGGACAAGGGGAACGACTTCGACTTCGAGGTCCTTCTCGACGGGCCGTGTGCGCTCGTCGAGGCAATCGCCATATCCGCCCGACGCGAAGGGCAGCGGATCTGGTTTCCCAACGAGCCCTTCGGAGACCCCGACCAATGAGCCTCATCCTCCATCGCGGCGGCTACGACGCCACCATCCAGCAGATCGACGCAGTCCGCACCCCCGCCCCCACCTCCTCGCACCATCCCATCTCGCACCGCTACCTCGTCGACACCGTGCTCGAGGCCCTCGCCTACCACGGCTACACCGTGAGCCGTCAGAAGCACGGGCTCCTCGGCAAGGCGGGCGAGGACTACTTCGGCTGCCTCTACCTCGACCGCAAGTCGCCCTCCGGCGACTACCAGCACGTCCTCGGCCTCCGCAACTCGCACCGATACCGCTTCTCCGCACAGGGCGTGCTCGGTTCCTCCGTCTTCGTGTGCGACAACCTCGCCTTCCGCGCCTCCGATTCCATCATGCAGTTCTCACGCAAGCACACCACCAACATCCTCCGCGACTTCCCCCGCATCTGCGTCGACAAGGTCGCGGAGCTCCCCTCCTACTTCGAGGACACCGAGCAGCAGATATCCCGATGGCAGTCCACCCACCTCGGGGTCGGCCCGTCCACCTCTCGCCGCACCGCCGCAGAGATCTGCATGACCGCCCTCGACAAGGGCGCCGTCGGACCACGCTCCCTGCCCCGTGTGTGGCACGAGTGCAACCGTGAGGACGGACCCGGCGGACACGCCTCCCTCAAGGGCAACTCCCTGTGGTCCCTCTTCAACGCCTTCACCGAGGTCGAGAAGCAGTCCGACTCGCCCGCCGAATCCCAGCGGCGCACGGCCCGCCTCTCCACCATCCTCGACGGCTACTGCCAGGTCCTCTGCCCCGCCGAGCCCACCCCCTGGCCCGTCGACTGAACCGCTCCGCCTCTTCGCACCCCCACTGATGCGACCAGTGGGGGCCCCCCTTCACCCCTTTACGAGACACGCAATGGGTTACCACGTCAACATCATCAACGCATCCATCTCCATCCCCGCCGAGATCCACGACAAGATCTGCCGGCACCTCCTCGAGTCCGACTTCATGTCCCCCGCCAACATGGGCGGCGGCCTCATGGGTGCCGACGGCAAGGGCGAGAAGTGGTTCTCGTGGGTCGACATGTCCTCCCTCAGGGACTACCTCCTCGACGGCGATCTCGTCGCCGTGCTCGAGGAGTTCCGCTTCGACGTCGGCGTCTCCTCCTCCGGCCACATCCTCTCGCTCGACTTCGACGGTTCGATGGGCGACGAGCAGACGCTCTTCCAGTACATCGCCGAATGCCTCGACCCCGAGGAGATCCACCGCATCGACTGGCGTTCCGAGGATGGATCGCACTGGCGGTGGATCATCACCGAAGGCGACCTCCGCTCCATCGACGGCGTCCTCACCTTCCCAGGAGACTTCGAGTGAACTCGCCCCGCTTCAACTGGGAAGGCCGCACCTATCCCCTCCTCACATGGACCTCGACCATGGGCTGCTGGTCGTGGTCCCTGCCCGCCGGCAAGGACGGCTCCTGCCCCATGGAGTCCCGAGTCGAGGGCTCCATCTGCAACGCCTGCTACGCGCAGCAGAACCGCTACCGATTCCCCACCGTGCGCTCCGCCCAGCAGGCTCGCCTCTCCTACATCACCAAGGATCCCGTCACCTGCGTCAAGCAGATCTCCGACTTCATCCGCTCCAACCGCCTGCCCTACTTCCGTGTCCACGACTCGGGCGACTTCCACAAGATGTGGCTCATCCCCTACTGGCAGGGCGTCGTCCGCGACAACCCGTCCACCCTCTTCTGGTTCCCGACCCGTGCGTGGGTCTTCCCCGTGTGGCTTCCGTTCCTCCGTGAGCTGGCCGCCGAACCCAACGCATCCGTCCGCCCCTCCGCCATCCGCTTCGGCGACCCGCCTCCCTACATCCACGGCCTTTCCGACGGCACCATGTCGGCACCCTCTTCCTCCGTACACGACTGTCCCAAGTCCGTGCGCGGAACCTCCTGTCCCGAGGAGGGGTGCCGCACCTGCTGGTCGAAGACCACCGAAGTCAACTACATCCCCCATGGCCGTCCCCTTGCGGGCCGGCCCGTCGACCTCACGATCGGAGGAGCACCCCGCTGAAACGCCTGTCCCGCTACCTGAACCCCGTCACCGTCTTCGCCATCATCGTGGTGTGGACCATCCTCTCCATCCTTTCCTCATGCAAGAGACACCCATGTCAGAACCAACCCCATCATCCGAAGAGATCCTCCTCTCCTCCTTCCGCACCTTCCTCGCCACCCTCGACCGCCACTCCCCCTCCTCCAAGGGTCTCACCTACGACAGGTTCGCAGCCATCGTCTCCCCCAACCCTCCCCGAGACATGACCTACGAGGAGAACACGCTCGTCCACAACCTCGAGGAACAGGCGAGGATCATCGTCAAGGACGAGCTCGAGTCGTTCCCCGACGAGACCCAGGCCTACGACATCGCCGTGGCCCTCGGCGACAGCCGCCAGTTCAAGAGGGCCGTGGCCGACGCCGCCGCCTCCACCGAGACGACGCAAGCCGTGGTCGAGGCCATGCTCGAGTCCGACGACTTCATCGACCGCCTCGCCGCCGCCGTGTGCCGCCGCATCTCCATCGAGCCCGTCAACAAGTCCTTCTCCTGACACCCCCACTGGTCCGAGCGGGGGCGATGCGGCCGCCCCCTTTACCACCCACCCCACGAGACAATACCATGGCAGACCGACCCTCCTCTCCCCGCGACCACTACACCAAGCACCTCGGCCGCCTCATGGGCTGCCGCATCACGGCCATCGTCGTCGACGACTCCGATCCCTCCGAGATCTACACGGGCTACCGCCTGCACGATCCCATCCTCGACATCGACTACGAGCTGGTCGCGCTCGCCGATCCCGAGGGCAACGGACCCGGCCACCTCTCCATCACCCTCATCAAGAAGGACGCCTCCAAGTGAAGAACGAAACCCGCAACATCCTCGTCGCCACCCTCGAACGGTGCTTCACCGCCGAGGGCATGCACCTCCCCGCCGGCCAGACCGTCTACGTCGTCGGCTCCCTTCCTCCCGCATGGCCCGAGGACGGCAACAACTTCCTCGCCGCCACCACCGCAGCCGTCGACAAGTACGGCATCTCCGTCGGGTGGCTGGCCTCCATCCCCAGGCACTACGTCAAGGCGCAGCGGGTGACCCCCCTCTTCGACCTCCACCACCTCGACGAGGCCCTCTTCTGCGCCATCGAGTGCGCCATCTCCGACCTCGACGACGCCCGCCACCCGCCTCGTCCCTCTCCCTCCCCCTCGAAGGAGGCCCGCCAATGACCGACACACCGAGGACGGACAAGGCGGCGTGGCGCGAGCACCAGCAGTCTGTGGTCGATGCCGACTTCGCCCGCCAACTGGAGCGGGAACTCGCCGCGCTCAAGGCCGAGGTGAGCCGCATCAGCCTTCGATGGGAGATTGCAGATCACCGCGTATCTCTTCTATGGGCCGAGCGCGACGAGGCGCGGGAAATGTACTGCCGTGAGGCGGCACGGCATTCGGTGTGTCGCCGAAGCATAATGGACGCGCGGACAATCGCCAGAATGAACGGCTGGGACTGCTTCGACGCGAAGGAGGCGAAGCCGTGACCGAGCGAGACGACATACCCAAGAGGCTGCGAGAGCAAAGTGTCGGGGACTACTCTGTTTCACTTTGGGATGAAGCCGCCGACGAGATCACCCGACTCCGCGCCGACCTCGCGCAGCGCACCGTTGAGCGAGACGAGGCGCGGCGGGAGGTGTGTGAGTTGCTGGCGCGATCTATGAAAGGGCCGATGGAGGTCGCCGCCGATCGCGGCTGGGACTGCTTCGAGGAGGCGAAATGAGGGAGATCGAGATCGAGATCAAGGGCGACGAGCCCGAGGTGGTGCTCCGCCTCGCACCCGCAGGCTCCATGATCATGGCGTTCTACGACACGTGGACCAACCCCTCCCACGTCTACGACCGCGGGGACCACACCGTGATCGGCCCGAAGGAGCACTTCCAGCGGATCCTCGACGTCTACGTCCAGCACCCCGACGGCGAGGAGCACGGCCTCGACTGGTCCGAGCTATCCCAATGGTCTGACGCGCACGACTGGATCATGTCCAAGTGCGTGGAGCAGACGGAGGACCGCCGATGATCGAGCTCCACCAGCTGAAGGGCCACAAGGACTGCACGGCGTGCGAGCGGCACGCCGAATGCCCGAGGAACCCGGGGGTCCCCACCGAAAGGTGGGGGCTCCCTCCCTCCCCATCCGTGCCCGTGCTCGTCGTCGTCGGCCCGTGCTCCACGTACACCGACCACATCCTGTGGTCCCCCTTCTACGGCAAGACGGGCGACGTCCTCCGCAACATCCTGCTTGACGAACTCGCTACTTTGTGTACCATCTACGGCACGGCACTCGTCCGCTGCCACTCCGCCACGCCCCCGAAGTCGAGGCACTACAAATCCTGCCGCCCGCACCACGAGGACGACGTCCGCCACATCCTCGGCGAACACCCTTGCTCCGACGTGCGCTTCCTACTTCTCGGCTCCGACGCCGTCGCCCAGTTCCACCGCACCTGGACCGGCAAGCCCCGCTCCTTCAGGGACGCGCTCGCCTCGAACGGGCGCCCTCTCCAAATCGCCACCCGCCAGTGCGCCGTCTTCTCCACGTACTACCCGGGCGCCGTGCTCCGGAACAACTCCCTGATCCATTCCGTCGAGGACCACATCGAGCTCCTCGTCAACACCATCCGCGGACATGCCCCCGTCCCCACCGAACCCGTCATCCTTCCCGTCAGGGGCCCACGCTCCTGACCCCCGCACCATCAGCCTGGACATCGAGACCTATGGGATCACCCGATTCAACGCCGCCGGCCGACCGCTCCCCCGACAGACCTGCTTCCATCCCGCACGCTCCATCGCTGTCGATGGGTGCGATCGACGTGACCTTCTGCAGACCGTTTCAATCACTGTGCCCCGTGCCGATGTTCAGCTGGAACTCCTTGTTCCCGGGCCCACCTTCGTCTTCCAGCTCCACCTCGAGTCCCACCGACGGCACCTCGCCGCCTGGCTCCGGCACGCCCGCACCATCATCGGAATGAACCTGCAGTTCGACCTCCTCTACCTGCGCTCCCAGCCCGACTTCCGCTTCCACCTCTCGTCCCAGTCCCTGATCGACCTCTCGGTCCTCAACTACCTTCACTCCGAGCTCCGTCCCGAGCGTTCGCTCAAGGCGCTCGGCCCCGTCCTCGGCACGCACGCCTACCCCAAGGAGCAACTCGACCGTGACGCACGCTACCCCGACGCCCGAGACCCCGGGCTCCACCGATACAACGCAGCCGACACCCACAACACCATGCTCGCCTGCGCCGAGCTCGCCCGCCGCATCCGAGCCGACTACCCCTCCACTCCCAAGCTCTCCCCCGAGTGCCTCGCCCACTACTCCGACACCATCTGGACGGTGGTCCGCATGTCGGAATCCGGAGTGCCTATGGACGCGGAGGGCCTATCCGGCCTCCACGAATCCACGCTGTCTGGCCTGCGGGACTGCGTTGCGTCCGCTGCATCCCTCGGGCTCGTACTCGAGGGGCCTGGAAGCGCACGATCCAAGCTGGACCTGATGCAGCGCACGTGCGCCTGGATCGAGGAGCACGCCGAGCCCTCCATCCGGTCGCACCCCATGTTCCAACTCACCGAGGCCCGCCGGGAGATCGCGGTCAACGACGTGAACCGCCAGCTCTTCCTCTCGTATGCGCCCCCCACTGAACCCGGGCTCCGCATCCTCGGCCAGCACTCCTCGCTGCAGAAGCTCCTCTCCTCCTACCTCTACCCCCTGCTCCACCACCAGCGCAAGGATCCGTCCAACCGCTCGTCCCTTCTGATCCGCCGGCCCTCTTCCCCGATCGGCATCTCGTACCCCACGTGGTTCGTCACCCCCACTGCATCCAAGGACGGGGCCGGGGCGGAGGGCGGCACCCTGCAGGGCCGCATCACCTGCAAGAACTTCCGGCACCAGACCGACCCCGACGAGATCAAGGCCTTCTACCGCAGCCGCTTTCCCGGCGGCTCGATCGTAGGCTACGACCTGTCGCAGATCGAGATGGTGGTGGCCGGCCTCCTCTCGGGCGACGAGACCTTGCTCGCCGCCTTCCGCGCGGACCCGCCCCTCGATCTGCACACCGGTCGGGCCATCCAGGTCTTCGGCCCCGACATCGTGGACCACCCCGACTTCAAGAAGGTCTACCGGCAGGCGGCCAAGGGCGCCAACTTCGGGGACATCTTCCGCGCGGGCGCCGCCACCCTGCAGACCCAGGTCTTCAAGATGACCGGCGTCGTGGTCCCCATGCCCATCTGCGACAACATCGTGCGCACCCGCTCCTTCTCGAGGCCCGGCCTGTGGGAGTGGCAGGAGCGGCTCATCGCCGAGACACGCGCCCGCGGATACGTCGAGCTCCCCTTCATCGGGCAGTCGCGCCGCTTCATGGGCGGCGACGCTTACGACATCTCCGAGATCGTGAACATGCCCATCCAATGCACGGCCGGCAACGTCCTGCTCCGCATCCAGCACCACCTGCACCGCACCCTGCCCCCGCTCGACGCGCCCCGCCCCGACATCCTCATGTTCCTCAACGTCTACGACGCCATCTACTTCGACTGCCGCGACGAAGCCGCCGTCTCCCGCCTCGACGCCCTCTTCCGTGACGCATTCACCCATGTGACAACAGCCGGATATTGGGGTAGACTGTGCGAGAAGCTGGGCCGCCACGTTCCGGTCCGATATGAACGCACCATCTACTGAACCATGCAACCCAACCACCGAAAGGTCGTCGCCCTTCTCCGCAAGGGCCACAACGCAGCGCAGGTCGCCGAGCAAGTCGGCCTGTCCCGCAAGCGGGTCTTCGACCTGGCCCGCCGCCACTCCCTTCCCACGAACCCCCTCGTCAAGCAGGGCGGACGGATCGAGAAGCAGATCGTCGAGGCCTCCCGGGTCCTCACGATCCCCGAGATCTCCCTTGCCTTCCGCCTGGCCGAGCCCGTGGTCCGCGAGATCCTGACCCGGGTGGACCGCCAGACCAAGGCCGTGCTCCGTTGAAGAAGTCCTGGACCATCCTCCAGGACGACCGCGAGAAGACCCCGCTCCTGTTCCCCGCCCACCTCGTGATGCTCGACCCGGCCTCCGTCCCGGTCGACAGGCGCTCCGTCACGGTCGCCCTCACCGTCACCAAGAAGCGGCTCGCCACGGGGGACTACGCCCTCCTCGGCCACGAGTCGCGCGTCCTCGTCGAGCGCAAGAAGGACCTCCCCGAGCTCTTCAACAACCTGCTCACCACGGCGGGCCGGGACCGCTTCGTCAAGGCATGCGACCGCTTGCGATCCGAGTGCGCCCATCCGATACTGATCCTCGAAGGGACCGTCGGCCACCTGGTCAGGACGGCCAAAGCCAAGCTACCTGTGGACCCGTGGCTGGTGGTCGACGCCCTTCACCGCATCTGCCTCGAGCGCCGCATTCAAATCCTCTACCTTCCTTCCGCAACCGCCGACCAACGGCGATCAGTGGGGGAGGAAATCGCTAGACTGATGATCAACGGAGCGATCACCCATGCCGAACCCCCCGCTTCAGACGTTCAGGGCAGTTGAGCCAGCCCACTTCGGGTTCGCCGCGGGCGCCACCCTGGCCTCGCAGCCCTTCGTCCTGTACCACGAGCGGTCCACCGCCATCAACGGCGCCGGTTCGCCCTTGCTCAACAGCGCCATCTCGTTCGCGTCCACGCTCCCGGAGAACCGGTTCAACCCATGGGAGTGGCGGCTCAACGACTCGTGCTACCCGGTCGCCGTCCCGAACGCATACGACCGGCTCCACGTGTTCCCGATGTACGTCCTCTCCTCGAGCTCCGGCCTCGCCAGCGACCTCGCCTTCGGCACGGTCACCACCTACAACGCGCCGTTCGTCATGCCGTTCGGGCTGTGCTCGCAGACCCGCAACTACTCCACCTCGAACGCGCTGAACCCCCAGGTCTGCCGCCTGCCCGACGACATCCTCGCCGCCCTCGGCGTGGTCCGCTCGTTCAACACCCGGCTCAACGGCCTGTGGAACGTGCTGCCACCCTACGCCGTCAACTTCTCGACCTCGAACGGGCTTCTCGCCGTCGGCTCCAGCACCAACCCCACGTCCTACGGCCGGCACCAGACCGGCACCGGCACCGGCTACGCCCTGGCCGACGACCTCTCGATCTCCCAGGCCACGACCGGCCTCTTGTCCGAGACCGCCAACCGGTGGTCCTCGAACTCGAAAGTCCTCATCGGCATGGGCACCGACTTCCAGACCATGGGTTCCGAAGAGATCGTAGTGGCCCCGGGCTCGAGCCCGACCGGCCTGACGTTGTCCACGTCGGGCACCAACGGCGTGGTCTACCGCTGCGAATACTTCCTGATGGGCACCTTCCTCGGATAATCCAATGACCCTCGAACAACTGGCTACGATCCTCTCGCCTTTCGTCGCAGCCTTCTGCGCGAGCGGATGGATCCACGCACAACTCGGCCGTCTCCGCGAAGACCTCGTCCGCATGGACGAGCGCATCAAGAACCTCGAGAAGAAAACACACCCATGAAGAAGTCCTGGAAGACCACCGCCGCCGGCATCGGCGCGATCCTCACCGCGCTCGGCTCCATCCTCACCGCCTACTTCGACGGCAACCCCGACACCATGCCCGACTACGCCGCGCTCGTCGCGGCCATGATCGCGGGCATCGGCCTCCTCGCCGCCCGTGACAACGACATCTCGAGCGAGGACGCGGGAGCCAAGTGAACCGATGGCCGACCTACTCCTCGCCTTTCTCCGCTGGCTTGAAGAGCTTCTTCGCAAGCCGGCCCGGGCTGTGGACTCTGCTGCCGACCGCGCTCTTCTTGGCCGTGCTGGCCGTCGTGTTCGCGAGTGGCTGCGGGGCCCGGACGATCCTGGTGCCGGAGGCGGCGCCGGTGCGACTCGGTCCTGACGTGCGCGCGCGCGTGTACGTCCGCGTCTCCGACGACTGGGTCCTCTCCGACAACAGGGTTCCGCTCCAAGAGGGCTGGTACCTGGTTCCTCCCTCCTTCGTGGAGGAGTGAGCCTTGCTCAACCGCAGCCGAAAGGCCGCCGACCACGTTGGCTTCCTGACGCTGTGGTCCAACGAGGCCCACCGCAAGCAGCGGTTCCCCCGGTGGTCCCGGGACGAGATCCTCTCTGAGGCCTACGTCCAGGCCGACCGCCTCCTCGGCACCGTCTACGACCCGTCCAAGTCCACGGTCGTCACGTTCCTCAAGTCGTTCCTGTGGGGCGCCGTCCACTACGCCTACTGGACCGGATCCGGCTACCGCTTCACGGAGTCCGGGCTCCGCTTGAAGTTGTCCGTGACAAACGATACACTCTGTGAAGAGGTCGCCCGCCCTGCCTCCCCCACTGATCCGGATCTTCCGGACCTGACGGAGGAGGAGTGGACGATCGTCCGCCTTCGTCGCGACGGATACACCATGATCCGCATCGCAGCGGTCCTCGGCCTGAAGTCCCCGCAGTCCGTGTACAACCGCCTCGTCAAGATCAGGGACAAGATCCAAGGAGAGAAAAATGCCCCCCGAGATCCCGCCGACCCCGCTCCCGACTGACCGTGGCAAGAGCGCCCGCCAGTTCCTCGAGAGCGAGGGCCTCATCGCCCGCATCCCGTCGATCCGCAGCTCCGACTACGGCTCGGCCCTGACCGATCCGTTCGGCTACTACCTGCGGCGCCGGCTCGGCCTGACGCCCGCGCTCATGTACTCCGAGGCCCTGTCGCGCGGCTCCTACTTCCACACCCTGTTCGCCCTCTATGACCGCGGCGACCGCTGGCAGATCTTCCAGCGCCAGTGCGCCGTGCGCCTCGCCGAGATCAACCGCATCTGCAAGGACCTCCGCATCTCGGAGAACGCCCGCGCGGAGGCCGTGCAGAACGAGCAGACCGACCAAGCCCTCGCCTCGGCATGGTTCAAGGCCTTCGAGGAACTGCCCTGCATCAAGGGCAAGTCCGCCCTCCAGTTCCTCGACTCGTCCTACACCAAGATCGGCGCCGAGCTCCGCCTCACCTGGGTCGACGAGCGGTTCCCCCGCTGCCGCCAGGTCGCGCAGTTCGACCTGCTCCTCCTCGACCGGCGCACCAACCGGCTGTGGATCGTGGACGCGAAGACGACCTCCGCACCCCCACTGATCCGCCTCTCGACCGTGCGCGAGGAGTTCCAGACCATGCACTACTTCCACGCCCTCGAGTGGTTCCTCGAGCGCGGCGTCCTGCAGAAGCGGTTCGACCTGCCCGACGACGTCTCCATCGGCGGCATGATGCACATGGCCGTCCTCAAGCCCTCGATCGTGTTCGGCCAGTCCGACCGCGACTTCCACCTGGAGTCCGAGGGGAAGCGCAGCGGCGTGTCGGGCCGCATCATCCGCACCCCCGTCAACCTGCGGGACCAGGGCACCCACGTGATCCAGTGGACCGCGGGCCAGCCCTACCCCGAGCCGTTCTGCGGCACCGTGGACGAGTGCCTCGCCGAGCTGCACGAGCGCACGGGCAAGAAGCCCGAGAAGGTGTACCGCGGGGAGCCGACCCTCTCCAACTACGCGGCCCGCTGCATGCGGTGGTACATGGGGCAAGATGAGTACACTGACAAGGCCCCGGACTTCGAGAACGATCCGCCCATCAACATTTCCTACACTCATTCGTCGGTCGGGCTTGACAACGACTGGCGCTCCGACTACCTTACCCGTGTTGCCATGATCTACAAGTTGGCAACCACAGAGGCGAACCCATGCAACTTCCTGAAGAACATCGACTCGATCCGGATGGGCAACAGGCTGGCCCACTACAGCCCCTTCTACCTGACGGAGCCGAAGGACTGGCCGTCGCTGGTGCAGTCCCAGCAGTTCCTGGTGGCGCACCGAGACGCAGCCGAGCTGCCCGAGGTGCCCGAGCCCCACGAGTTCGACGGACTGGTCGAAAGCCTCGAACCCGAACTCCAGTGCTGATGTTCGAGAACGAGTACGTGGCGGCCGTGATCGGCCCCAAGCTGCTTCCTCTCTGCCACAGCTGCTCGTCGCTCTCCGACCTCTGCTCGGAGTTCGAGAAGCAGTGGGGGTTCCGCCTCAACCGGACGAAGGCGCAGCGTTGGCTCTCGATCCTCGGCATCACGCCTCGCTCCCAGACCGTGTTCGTCGGCCTCCAGGCGGAGCCGACCCACCACCCAGTGGGGGTGACTCCGCTCGAGCCGCAGGACGTCGACCTCGACGCGGGCTTCGGCGGCCGCCTCCCCGATTCATTCATGCAGGGCGCCATGCCGGGCGGCGTCTTCGCGAACGTGGACATGCCCGGCTTCAAGGAGTGAGAGATGCTTACGACCGAGGCAGGAAAGCTGCCGCAGCAGAAGTACCCGTCGCTCGGGTTCTCGGGGGTCCGGATGGTCCATCCGCCCGAGCGCCTGTTCGGCCTGATCTGCGGCCTCCCGGGTGAAGGCAAGTCCCAGTTCGTCCACTCGCACCCGGACGCATGGGTCTGCAACATGGACTGCACGTCGTCGCTCGGCAATCCGCTTGCGACGATATGGCCCGGCATCAACCCGGCGGGCCAGCCGATCGACGTGAACGGCGAGCCGCTCGTCCTCACGTGGGAGGCCGTGCAGGCCAAGATCGACCTGCTCTGCAACCTCGCGCGGAACAACCAGCCGCGCCCGGCCACCGTCTTCTTCGACTCGCTCGGCACGTGGATCCCGCTCCTCAAGGACTGGATCACGCGCTCGAACGACAAGAAGGACTGGCGCGACATGGACGGGCGCCGCTCGTGGGACCAGCTCTACGACATGGTCATCGACACGTGCCTCACCCTGCGCCGCTTCGGCTACGGGGTCTACGTGATCTGCCACGTCGTCAACGCCAAGATCCCCCTGGGCGACGACCGCTACGTCTTCAAGCCCGAGCTCACGATCACGGACGGCTTCTACAAGAGGCTCTACCCGCTGTTCGAGCTCGTCGCCGCGGTCAGCTCCGAGTGGGTCACGGAGCAGAAGGAGATCCAGCAGCCACCCATCGTGAAGGACGGCAAGACCGTGACGCTCAAGCCCAAGGTCGTCACCGAGAAGCGCAAGCGTTACCTGTTCTCCGTCGATTCGGAGACGCTCTCCGGCATCACGAAGCACCGCGTCAAGATGTCCGCGGAGTTCGAGATCCCCGAGTACAACGCATGGGCAGAGTTCGTCCGCCAGTACACCATCAACTCCGGGGCGTAACCCCGGTCAACCCTTTCAGGAGAGTCAGAGTCATGGCAAACAGCAAGATCAGCGCGATGTTCGCAGCACAGAAGAAGGCGTTCGGAGACGCCAACCCCGACACCGGCGTGGGCGGCCTCGGCGAGTGGCCGGCCGAGGGGGAGCACGACTGCTATGTCCTCGCGCTCGAGGTCAACGACAAGGCGACCTACAAGTTCCAGGACCCGCAGGGCCAGGCCGTCGAGCTGCCGGCCACGGAGTTCCGCTTCCGCTACCAGCTCCTCAACGACGAGACCAACCCCGACAGCCCGCTCGTGTGGGGCGGCGCCCCGTTCGGATTCCCCGATGACGCCTCCCGCGTCACCGCCGAGGGCCGCCGCACCGGCCTTCAGATCGAGCGCAACCGCTTCTGCGGCCATCTCTCGACCCTGCTTGGAACCAAGGTCGGAACCGCCGATGGTCTCGATGTTGCCGACGCGATCGAGAAGGTGATCTCCACCCTCTCCTCCGACAAGCAGGTCGTGGCCACCGTCCGCTGCCAGTACCGCAAGGGCAAGGGCAACAGCGCGAGCCGCATCTACAAGACGGAGTTCCTCAACAAGCTCCTGTCGGCCTGATCCGCACCCCCACTGATAGAGGGGGTGGGGCCCACAAGCTCCACCCCCTCCACACAGTTCTCCCTCGGTCAGGGAGCCGGGAGTGCATCCGCGCCTTCCTCACGGACAAGTGTCATGTCTCCACTTGAAAGCGCAGCGATGGATCAGCCTACTGAGCCCCCGGCTCCCTTCACCGACCACCTGGTCAAGGGCTCTCTCGAGGTCCGCTCGAAGGCCCACAGGCCATGGGTGCTCCCCATGCCCCTGAAGGCCCAGTTCACAGGATTGTCGGGGGCAGGAGTCCAGTACCCGGGGACTCCTGCCTCCGGCCTCCTCAAGGCCCGCGTCCACGTCCTCCCCACCATGCTCCTGTTCCCGGGATCCAGTGGGGGTTTCAAGCACTGGCTCGTCCTGTCCGCGGCGGAGGACCAGGACACGGCGGCACAGGCGCAGTTCGAGTTCGAGCAGGGTCCGTACCATCGCGTGGACGGTCCTCTCTGCAAGGGCATCCTGCACGGCTCGAGGCACGGACTGCACATGATCGACGCCGACCTTCCGGCCAGCACTCTTTCCTCCTTGGCGACCAGGATCCTGGAACTTGACTCCAGCTCCAGGATCCTGGTACGCCTTTCCCCCCGGCAGATGCCGGTGCAGCTCCGCACGTTCAGGGACTCGTCCCTGATCCAGCTGTGGTGCCCGGTCTAGTAGGAGCCGAAGGGCTCGAAACCCCCACTGGATGCAGCGGCTACGGCCTGCTGCTCGGGGCTCAGGACCACGGGGTCGATGCGCCTGGCCTGCATGCGCTGACGCGCGGTGTCGGCGCCCGTGAGCGCCTCCTCCGGCAACCCCAGGTTCTCGGCGCGGCCAGCCGCCATCTGCTGGAACATGGGCCGCTGGTCCGGAGGCATGCGGTCGAGGATCCTCTCGGTCCTCGAGACCGTCCTGTTCTTGACGGCGTCGTCCAGCTGCTCCTTGCTGATGGTCAGCTCCATGCCGTAGCGCCGCTTGAACTCGGCGCGGATCGACTGCATCTTGGGGATCTCGTTCGACAGCAGCGCCTGGATGGCCCGCTGCCGGTACTGCACGATCTGCTCCCGGTTCTTCAGGAGGAACCCGTCGAAGTCGGCGGTCTCCTTGAACGCATTCAGGTCGACGCCGAGCTGCCGCGCGAAGATCATGCCCGGGGACTGGAAGTCCACCAGGGTGCCGTCCCTCTTGAACACGGGGATCAGGCCGTCCTCGGTGCGGCGCGACGGATCGATGTAGGTCTTCTGCAGGAAGTCGATCGGGGCCGGCGCCTCGGGTGCCATGCCCAGCGCGCGCGAGAGGGCCACGCCGCCGGGCACGAGCCGGGGGATGTTGTTGCGCAGCAGCTCGTGCTGGCCCGGGTCGAGGGCGCCCCGGATGATGTTCATCGGGATGTCGACCACGGGCGGGATCGGGATGTACTCGTTGCCGTCCTGGAAGAACCGGTCGCCGCCGACCACCTGCGTGAGGCTGGCGCCGTAGAGACCGGGCGCAAGGTTGACGCCGAAGGTGTTCTTGCCCACCTCGTAGAAGATGGCGCTGATGCCCATGCCGCGGATGAAGTCCTGCGTCATGCCCTTGAGCCGGCCGCGCCCGCCCAGCCGCCCGGCCTCGTAGGTGAAGCTCGTGGCGCTGCGCACGGGGAAGCTGAGGAACTGCCGGAACAGCGGGTTGTTGCCCGCGCGGCCGAACGGGCTCACGCCCTGGAACGCCATCGGCGTGTTGAGCGCGTTGCCGCCGAACTGGGTCGAGCCCACGAAGTCGTCGACGTCCCTCAGCAGCCGCTGGTACCCGGGCGTTCCCTTCGAGATGTCGATGCCCTTGCTCCTGTACAGGTTCTCGACGGTGTTGGCGGCGACCGTGCGGTTCAGCCACTCGGCCTTCTCGAACAGCTTCATCGGGTAGTCGTAGAAGTACGACTCCTTGCGGCCCACGCCCGCGAGCGCGTCCGACTGGTAGGAGATGTTGTCGAGCGTCGAGAAGGTGTCGCGCCCGATCTGCAGCAGGTTCTCGCCGTCGACGTCCGCGTACTTGAAGTGCTTCGAGATCAGGGCGCGGTGGTCCTCGTCGGTCAGCGCCTTGAAGCCGTGCTTGCCGACGCGCTCCCCGATGTACCCGCCGAGCTCCTTGAACGCCGTGGTATACGCCTTCAGCACATTGGGAAGGCCGGCGTAGCTGGCGGCCAGCAGCAGCGGCTGCATCATGTTCATCGTGACGCTTCCCAGGTTGATGCCGAGGTGCGTCACGTAGAAGTACCGGGCCAGCTCGCCGCTCACGCTCTTGGCCTTGCCGAACGTCAGCTCCGAGTCGGCCACCCCCTCGAGCCTCGAGTACAGGCCCTTGCCCCAGTCGCCCGAGTCCCTCATCGCCTTGCCGATGCCGCTGTCGAGCAGCGTCCTCAGCCCCTGCTTCCCCTTCATCAGCGCCATCTGCGTGGCCACGTGCTCCGTCTTCTGCACGCCCGTGGCGCCCCGCAGGATCGTCTCGATCGCCTCCTTGGCGAACCGGTCCTCGAGCAGGAAGTGCTCCTCCTGGAACACCTGGGCCAGGCTCTTCCTGCCCGGGTCCACGAGGCCAGACGACGCCCGCATCGCGTCGATCTCCTTCAGCTTCTCGGGCTTCGCCGCGCCCCGCGTGTCCTTGACCGCCTGCGCCAGCTTCGGCAGCTGGTCCTCGGTCTGCACGTACAGCGCGTGCGTCACGCCCGTGTCCCGGAAGTACCTCGACAGCGACTCCTGCGCGTTCATCCTGTAGGTCCGCGCGGCCTCGCCCCTGTCCTGGATTCCGCGCACCCGCTTCTGGCTGCGACCCAGCAGCTTGTCGCCCTCGGCCGTCCTGCCGAACCTCGAGAACATCCGCTCGAGGTCCTCCGGGTCCCACACGCCGGCCGTGCTGGTGCGGCTGAGGGCGCTGCCCGTGGCCACCAGGCTGCGGCTCCTCCGCTGCTCGAGCACCTCCTGCATGCTCCTCGAGCCCTTGAGGTCGATGATGTTCCGCGGCATGTAGAACTCGGGCTGGCCCTCGATCATCTTCCGGAGGTGGCCCACCATGGCCTGCTTGTCCACGGCGCCGCGCGCGATCGCCGCGCTCATCTCCGGACCCAGCATGGCCGCGGCCATCTCGGCGCCCACGCCCTTGAACGCGCCATCCTGCCTGAACCCCATCCTGATTCCCTGCCACGCCCTCAGCAGCTTCTGCTCGTCGGCCACGAACTTGCCCACGCGGGCGCTCGCCGCCTCGTCCCCGAACAGCTTCATCCTGCGGTCTGCCATGGCTCCCCTGTACGCATCCCTCAGCTTCTCGATCCCCAGCCTCCTGACCACCCCGTCCATGTCCTGGGCCACCACCGCCTTGGCCACGTCCTCGCTGACCTCCACGTCCCAGCCGCCACGCTGCCGCCACTCCTTCGCCGTGTGCTTGCCGCCCCTCTTCTTCGACACGAACTTCTGCCCGTCGATCGTCCGCACCATCTTCAGCACGGTCGTCCGGCTCTCCCTGTCGAGCCCGGCCAGCGACGCATAGAGCGCGTCGTTCAGCTCCTGGGCCCTCGCCTTCTTGACCGCATCCGTCATCAGCTCCGGGTTCAGGCTCTCCAATCCCTCCCGCTCGAGCACCTCCCGCAGCGGCGCCGCCACCCGCCCCATCATCTCCTCCTCCAGCCGGTTCACGTCCTTCATAAAGGCCTGGGTCGCCGGCGTCAGCGCCGTGCCCCTGAACAGCTGCTGCGGGGCCAGCGCCCCCAAGGCCGCGTGCATTCCACCCTGCTCCTTCACGAACGGGCTGAACTTGCCGCCCATGTCGAAGATGGCCTTGCCCGTCCTCGACAGCATGGTTCCCCCCACTGGACTGGTGACCGCCATCAGCAGCACGAACGGGTTCGTCACGATGTCGACCACCGCGTCCGTCACCGAGTTCCTGCCGATCTGGTCCTTCAGCCGCTCCGTGAACGAGTCCCTCTCGACCGGGCTCAGCCCGTCCGAATCGACGAGCGTCTGCAGCGCCCCTCTCAACGTGATCTCGTTGTCAAGGGCCTGGGTCAGCAGGATCTGGGGCTTGTCGTAGCTCGAGATTCCCTGGTAGCTGAAGGCGGTCATGGTCGCTCCATCCTCTCAAAAGAAGAAGCCGCCCCATAGGAGCGGCCTCCTCCAAGGGGAGAAAAATGCTCGAATCAGAACTGGCTGCGCCACCTCAGAAGGATCGACGCCGGACCCGTCACGCCCGTCGCGGCCGCGCTGGCGCACAGCCACAGGTACGACCCTGCCTTGATGATGTTTCCCCGTTCGGTGCTGTCCGTCGCCACGAACCCCTGCGTCACGCCTCCCTGGACCAGCTTGTCCCACGTCACCTGCAAGGGATACGTGGCGCCCGTCAACAGGTTGACGGCCGAAGTGACGTCCGTCTGACCGGCGACCGGTGTGGCGAAGTTCGGAATACCTCCGTTGGAGAGCTTCAGGAGCTTCACGTTGATGCCCGGGGCGCCGTTGCTGATGTTGTCCGGCAGCGTCAACACGACCTCGTCCAGCACGACGTCCCGATCGAAGTACCAAAGCAGGACGTTCGCCGCGGCCAATGTGCCCAAGTTGGCCACATGAACCATGAAGTCGTTCGGGTAGTGACGGGTTTCAAGCGGGATCTGGGTAGGCATGGAGCACCTCAGTAGGAAGAGATCAGGTTGCGGAGCGCATCGGGAGATTCAGGGGCCGACTGGGGTCTTTCAAAGCCCCCTGTCGCCATTTGGTAGGCCACGCTCTCGAGGAAGTCGCTCTTCTCGGCACCCCCGATCACGACGGCGCCCTGCGGCAGCGTCCGTCCGACCAGCAGCTGATTGTACAGCTGCGGGTTCGCGGCGGCCAGCCTCGCCATGTTGTCCGCCATCGCCCTCTGGAGCCGCTGCGCCCTCAGCGCCTGGGCCTGCTCTCCCCTCCTCCTGCGCTGCTCGGCCTCGAGCATCTTGTTGAAGCCCTTGAACTCGTCCTTCGCCGCGCCCGCCAGCCCGGACGCGATGTCGCCGGCGAACAGCGCCGTCGGCAGCCCAACACCCAGCGCGAGCGTGGGCGTGCTGAAGTCGAACCCTGCGCCCTGGGCGCCCTTGGCCACCTTGCCGGCCGCCGGCTTCAGCAGCGATCCCAGCTTCTTGAACGCCTCTCCTGCGATCCTGCTCATTGGCCCACCTCGATGAACTGGTAGTTCTGGTCGATCCCGGCCAATCGCTCGGCCACCTTCCTGTCCGTCATGGTCGCGAGGCCCACGAGGCTCACGCCCTCCTCCTCCATCCATCTCGACCACACCCACACCCTGTCCTTGCGGCGGAGCGCGGCCGTCTTCCTCATGTCCCACAGGAACCTGCGCACGTCGGCCTTCGCCTTGAGCGCCTGTCCCTGCACGACCAGCGGCTCCCTGCTCACGTTCACCAGGACACCCCCACTGGTCTCCGTCTCCGTGACCTTCACCAGGGAGAAGCCCCGGTTGTTGTGGCTCTCGGCCACCCTGTGGCTCAGCGACTTCACCTTCTCAAGCAGCATCAGAACCTCGCCATCATCTCGGCCATGGTCGGCTGGCTGGGCATCGCGATCGACGCGAGCAGGTCCTCGTTGGACCGGATCAGCCGGTTCATGTCCGCGTTCTCACTATACACTCTCCGCATCTCGTCAAGGTCGCGCTGCCGCTGCACGCCCGCCAGGCCGATCATGGCGTTCTGGGCGCCCAGCATCTGCCGGCCCATCGCCTCCTGCTCCATGCCCCCGCGCGCGCCGCCCAGGGCCTCCATCACCCGGAGCCGCTCCTCGTCCCCTCGGTCCAAACTCTGGCCCTTCAGCCGGCTCAGCACCTCGTAGACGCCGAACGCGATCCCGATCGGCCCCAGGAACCTCGCCAACCCCGACAACCTCGACGCCCCCTTCGCCAGGTTCCCCGCCGCTCCCCCTCCGCCCGCTCCCGCCGCTCCACCTCCACCCGCGGCCGCGGTCGGCCCGAGCATGTCCCCGATTCCGACGCCCGGCGCCGGGGGCCTCGGGAGAGGCGAGAACGGCCGGGTCGGCTTCGGAGCCGGAGCCCCCGTCGGAGCCCCCGTCGGCGCAGGCGTAGGAGCCGGAGCCGGAGCCCCTGCCTTCGCCGCCCTCCCTGTCTTCTTGGCCGGAGCCGCAGCCGCAGCCTCGGGAGCCTCGGGCACCTGGGGCGGAGGAGTCTCAGGGATGGGAGGCATCTTCACCCCAGGAGCCGCCGCCTTCGCCGCCTTGGCCGCTGCGGCCTTCTCCCTCCATGAGTTGATCCGCTTGTCAAGGGCTTCGGGAAGCTCCTCGATGCTCTTGTAGGGGCCCTTCTTCGCGGTCTTGTTGATCGCCTTCAGCAGCTCCTCCTCCGCCAGCCCGTCCTTTTTGAGGAGCTCGCGCAGCTTCTGCGCCCGCGAGGCCGGCATCTTCGGGGGCGCCATCTCGGAGACAGGGGGCATCCTCACCTGACCACCGGGGACAGCCTCCTCGATGGGCGGCATGCGGACTTCGCCGCCGTCCTCGATCGAGGGCATCTTGATTCCTCCCGAGGCGTCGGCAGGCTTCGCGGAACCCCTCGAGATCGCCTTGCCCTTCTGCTTTCCTTCCTTGATGGCCACGGCCTGCTCTCCTTGCTCAGCCCTTCGGCTGCGAATGAACCCCTGAAGCGTCTCGACGTCCTTCTCGCGCAGGTTCGCCAAGACCGCCTGCTGCGTCTTCGCGCGGCTCAGGTCGACCTTGATGCCCTGCTCCGCGATCACCTGCTTCAGCTCCTTGATCGTCTTGGCGCCCGACACCGCCCGCAGCTGGCTGAAGAGCGCCTTCTTCTGCTGGTTCATCAGCTTCTTGTTGCCCTGCAGCTTGGCCCCCATGGTCTGCCCGCGGGCCTGGATGTCCCGCTCGGCGATCTCGGCCTTCACCGCGGGCGCCGTCTTCTTGATGTCCACCACGCCCTTGCGCACGCGGCCCCCGCTGAAGAACTTCGTGTGGAGCGCCGCCATCCTGTTCATGGCGCGGTTCTGGTCCTGCGGCGTCTTTGCATCGGCGAGCTGCTTTTGCAGCTCCTTCAGCTCCTCGGCCAGCAGCGTGCCCGGACGGCCTCCCTCGAGCAGGTCGAGGGACTCGTCGAGCATCATCACCTCCTCGGCCTTCATGCGGTCGACCCTGCTGAGGAGCAGACGGTTCTGCTGCATGCGATCGCGCACGCTCTTGAGGCGCTCGCTGCTCGCCTCCCCGAAGTTCTTCTTCAGCAGGTCCTGGGTCGTGACCACCCGCTTCTCGCCGCCTCCATCCGCGTCCGGCACCATCTTGCCGGGCAGCGCCCTGGCCTCCGCCCGCGCGGCGCCCTTCTCGGCCGCCAGCTTCTTGGCCTCTTCCTTCTTCTGCGCCGGGCTCTTGGCCGCCTCCCTCTTGGCCCGGTTCGCGCGCATGGTCACGTTGGCCTTGGCCGCCGAACTCTGCGCCTCAGCCTCGAGCCAGTTGTCCATGAACCTGCGGGTATCGGCGTTGTCGGGCAGCTGGTCGAGCTGCTTGATTCCCGTGCGCGACTCGAGCAGCAGCCGGTCGGCGTCGACGCCCCGCGCGGCGGCCCTCTCCCGGAACTCGTTGGCGGCCTCCTGCCCGAGCTCCTTGACGCCGGCCTTCTCGGCCGCCTTCGGCATCGGGGGCACCACCATGGGCTCCTGCGACTTCGGCTCGTCCTTGACCTTCCGCGTCGGCTTCTTCTCCTCGCGGGTGCCCGCGGTCATCTCGCTGGCCGCCGGCTCCTTCTTGGGTGACGCCGCAGCCGCGGCCTCTGCAAGCTCCCTGTTGCGCCGCGTGACCTCGGACTCGCCCTCCGGCTCAGGCAGGGGCGTCCCCGCCTTCTTGCCCTTCTTCGCGGCGCCCGCTGCCGGCGCCGGAGCCGCCGAAGCCACGGGAGCCTCCCCCTTGTCGAGCGCCTTCAGCACATACCGGCCGTCCCTCTTGACGAAGTCCTTCTCCATGGCCTCCACGATGGCGATGGCCTGTTCGTCCCCGGCGTTCGCCTTCTCCGCGAGGTCAATCCGCGCCTGATAGACGTGCTTGATCCCCATCTTGGAGAGCTTCTCGATCTGGGCCTTGGTGAAGAAGTCCTCGAGATTCGCCATGGTCAGCCCCCGCTCCTGCTACGAACTTCCTGAAGAAGGCCCTCGAGCGCGTCCACGTTGAACTGCTCGGCTCCCGCCATCGCCGCGCCCGTGTACGCATCGGTCGCCGCCCTCTCGCGCTCGAGGAGATCCTGCGTGCCCATCGCGGTCTCGCCCGCCTGACGCTCGAGCTCGAGCACGGTCTTGGCGATCTCCTTCGGATCGAGATCGAAGCCGAGGTCCTTGAGCCGCGGGTCGTTCTCGATCAGGAGCTGCACGATCTCCTCCATCTGCGCCGGGTCCCGAAGACCGAGGCGCCTGGCCTCGTCCTGGAACTCCTGCATCTGCGGGGCCGCCTGGTCCATCGCATACGCCTGCATCGCCATCCTGTGGACACGCGGCATGTCGAACTTCACCATGTCCACGAGCTCTCCGCCCGCGAGGTCCCGCATGAACTTCTCGTCGTTGGTCACGCTCTCGATGCCGTCGACGATGGCCCCCACGCCCCGCAGCGTCTTCTCGAGGATCGCGGCCTTGTCTCCCTGGATGCCCGACGCCGCAAGACCCTGGTCCGACACCATCGCCGACGACCCCTCGGACAGCGCCTCCAGCGAACCCAGCATCGCCAGGATCTGGGTGTCCTGCATGCCCGACGACCTCAGCTTGCCGATGCCCTCGGCCACCTTCTTCCGGGCCTCCTCGGCCACCCTCTTGTCCTCGCCCGTCGCAGGCCTCCGGATCAGCTCGTCCTCGACGCCCGACAGAACCGCGCCGTTCACGATCAGCCCGACCATCACTTCCTTGGCCGCGGCCTTCTGCTCCGGCTTCAGGCCCAGGCCCTCGTCGTAGCCCTCGAACGCCTTGTCGATCACCTGCGTCGCGAACTTGGTCGGGCTCCGCTCGGTCACGGTCATGCGCTCGCGCGTCCACTCCTCGTCGCTCAGCCCGAACGTCGCGTCCAGCAGGTTCTGCCCGAGCACCTTCCACATGCCGAGGCCCTGCGTACCCACGCCCATCACGTCTCCGAACGGGGCGGCGCGCGCGGCCTCGCCCATGAAGCCCCCGGATTCACGGGCGTTCTGGAGGATCACGTCCGACACCGCGCTCGACATCGCCTTCCGGGCCGACTCGTCGAGCGTGGTCTGCGCCTGGTGGTACGCCTGCAGCCGGGCCTCGACTTCGCGGCCGCGCTCGGTGCGCACGGTGCCCGCCAACCCCTTGGCCTCGCGTCCCGCGTTCAGCGCCTGCTCGAGGCTCCTGGCCCTCTCCTGCATCTTCCTCTTCTCGGCGCGGAGCGCCTTCAGGGTCGGATCGTCCTTCTGCCCGGCGATCGCCTGCGCCGACAGCTGCTGCGCCTTCGCCTTGGCCCTCGCGATCTCGAGCCCGATCTCCTGGTCGAACATGCGCAGCTCCTTGTCCTGGGCCTGCGAGGCCTGGAACTGGGACTGCTGCTGCGCCAGCTCCTGGCCCTGCATGCGCTCGCGGCTCTCGTTCAGCTTCTGATAGTTCTCGGCCTGCGCCTGAAGGTCTCGGCGCTGCATGCCCTCCTGCATGTTCTGGCCGCGCAACTGCACGTCCTGCGCCCTGCGCTCAAGCCCGGCGGCCCGCTGCTGGGCCTCGCGCTGGAACGTGGCCTGCTGGTTCTGCGAGGCCTGCCCAAGGAGCTGGCCCCCCGCGAGAAGACTCTCGAGCTGCTGGTTCGGTACTGAGGACATCAGAGGTTCCTAAAGTCAGGAGGTGCGATCTGTCCGAGGCCCGGAGTCGTCACGCCCGCGAGCCATCCGCTCAGCGCGGCGTACATGCTGGTCGTTCCGCGGCGGTTGCCCTGGATCATGTCGTACATCTCCTTGTAGCCGCCCACGAGCAGGTTCACGGCCCCGAGTTCCGAAGCCGCGCTCATCTGCTCCATGGTGACCCGCAGGTTCGACGACAGCTCGGTCATCGCGGCCCGCTGCCGCTGCGCGTCCACCGTCTGCGCCCCGAACGCGGTGCCCACCTGGCCCCTCAGCTGGCCGCCAGCCATCGTGGTCTGCGACTGGGCCTGCCGCAGCGCCGCAAGGTTCTGGCCCATCGAGGCCATCGTGTCGTTGAACTGCGTGTAGATCTGGTTGATACCCGTCGACGTCTGCTCCGCGACGTCCCTCTGCATCGTCGTCCTGATCGCGGCCTGCTCGGCCGGCGTCATCATCGTCCCGTCCGGGTTCACGCCTCCGTTCAGCTGGGCCATCGCGCTCTGCACCTGCCTGCTCAGCCCGACCGCCAGGTCCTTGGCCTGCAGCGCGGTCCGGTCCTGGTACTCCCCCATCGTCCGCTCGTATCCGGCCACGGCCCCGGCCGCCTGCTCGTTAGCGCGCGCGATGTCCTGGCCCACGGCACCGATCTGCTGGTCCCTGAACCTCACGAACTCATCGAAGCCCTGCCGCCCGAGCTGCTCGGCACCCTGCGCCTGGCCCTCCAGCGTCTGCCGCGCCCTCTCGTCCTGGCCCCTGATCGCCTCGGCGCCCTGCCCCACGGCCTGCCCGAACTGCCCAGCCACCTGGTTCAGCCGTCCGAACTGCTGGTCCATGATGTCCTGCTGACGCTGCATGTCCCCGAACACGGCGCCCGAGAACAGCGAGTTCCACGCGCCTTGGCTCCCCTGCCGCCGCCCAAACCCCGAGCCCCCTTGCCCTCCCGAGGGATTGAATGGTCTCCACCGGCCGCCCGAAGCCTGGGCGACCGAAGGCCGGGGGCCCGTGAAGGACGGCCCGCCCGTCGGATTGAACGGCGTCCAGGTCCGCTGTGGCAAGTCCTGCCTCGACCCTCTGTTAGCGGCCTGCCCCGCCTTCCGGAACGTCGGGCCAAGGGAACCCCCACTGGATCCGCCGAACGGCGAGAACTGGCTCAAGGGGTCCGGTGCAGGGAAAGTCTGGAACTGGCTCATCAGCTACCTCTTGGGTTCGTCGTTCGCTCGACCCCGGTGATCGTGCCTTTCACGATGCATCCCAGCAACCTGAACTCGAGGTCCGGGCACAGGATACGGACTCCGGGCGTCAGCGACGTCCCCTTCACTCCGTATCGCCCCTCTGAATCATCAGATCCAAAGGCCGCATACACCACCCCCTCGTGGTCCTGGACGCTCTCATACTGGGCCCCTTCCGTGTCCAAGGTGTCCCCCACTGCATAGGGGGTCTCCTGAGTGCCGCGCCACACGAGCCCCCTGAACCGGGCCAGCGGCGCATTTGCGGTGACCGCGTCGTTCAGTGGGGGTCCCGCGACGTCGCTGAACGCGCAGCCCACCGAGCTCACGATCTTCATGCGGAAGAAGTCCGCGTTCGAGAACTGCATCCCCTGCTGGTCCACGAGCCCGACCGGGTGCCCGCCCCACTCGAACACCACCGGGCTCACCACGAACACGTCGCCCTGCCGCACGTCCGCGACCCACGCGGTCGGACCGCCGACCAACGGAGGCGAACACACCACCTGCGTCGCCGAGTTGTAGAGGACCCGGAACTTCTTGCCGATGTGCTGCTTGTTGTGCTGGCTGTCCACGAGGTAGACCCACGCGCCCTTCCACGCATCGGTCCCCACGACCGTCCCCGTGCCTGCGCTGATCGGCACCAGCAGGTTCACGGAGTCCCAGTTGGCCGACGCGACGAACCGCGAATCGCCCGCGAAGTCGAGCGTCGTGATCCTCCTCGCCCCGTTCCACGACGTCGTCGCCCCCGCGATCGTGCGGCTCCTCGCCTCGTCGACCACGTACAGCGCCGGGCTGAACGAGGCCCCGGACCCCACGCCCGCCATCCTCGTGTCCGGGTTGTTCATCAGGAAGAAGGCCCGCCTCGTCAGCGGGTTGGCCGCGCTTCCCGAGCCCGTCCAGTTCAGCGGCCACGGTCCCTGGGTCGCCAGGTCGAACGACGCATCCGCGACCTTCGTCGTCTTGCCCGTGCCGAACCACAGCACGTAGGACTCCTGCTGCACCGGGTTGTGCACGAACAGCGCATTCATAAAGGGATCGTGCGCGATCTGCACGGACGCAAGGTCCGCGGCCCACTCCCGCACCACCACGAGATTCAGGTTCCTGATCTCGTCGAGCTGGCCCTGCCCGTCCACGCTCGAGAGCCCATGGGTCGTCACGAAGTACGCGGCGCTTCCCACCGAGTCCACGGCCCTGTGGTTCACCACGCCGTAGCCCTCGTGCATCTCGGTGACCCTCAGGTACGGGCCGCTCCTCCGCACCAGGTACGCCCTGTCGCTTGACAGACCCACCAGGTTGGAACCGGCCTTCGAGAACGCCACGACCTCGTTGCTCGGGATCGTCGGGTTGTACCGGTTGAACGGCGGAAAGAGCTCGGGGCTCATCTCGACCAGCGACGACCACCGCATCTCGCCGAGGCCCCTCACGACGTCGGCGGTGGACGCCTGGTCGCCGGTGCTCGGCGGCGGCACACGCACCTTCGACACCACCAGCGTGTTCTGGCAGAACGCCGCGGCCCCCGCGAACGGCATCTTCTCGTCGAAGACGCTCCGGTCCACGTAGGCCTGCTGGTACACGAGCTGCTTGTCCTCGAGCTCGTAGAAATACATCGCGTGCCTGTTCGTCGTGACCGCCGGGTCGAACGTGCGCGACGATCCGTTCCTGCAGGTCCAGTAGTCCTCCAGGGTCACGACCGCGTCCAGCAGGGGAATGCCGGCCATCATCGTGCCGCCCGCGTCCTGCACCTTCACGCTCCTGTACACGTACATCAGGTCGTACTTCGCCGAGTCGTACACGATCTCGACCCCGATGTACTGGTCCTGCTTGACGCTGATGTTGTTGCCGTTCTCAGTGCGCACGACCGTGAAGTCCTCGCTCCGCACCTGAGCGACCTCGCTGAACGCGCTCCTGCGCCCGGTCCTCGAGTCCACCAGCACGTACCCGAAGCTGTAGTCGCCGGGCTCGAACTTGCGGGCCTGGAACCTGTTCTCCGTCGTGAACGAACCGCCCGAGCTCTCCTCGTAGAAGCCGGTGCAGTCCACGCGCCGCGCCGCCACCTTCCACAGGTACTTCTTGCCGTAGGCCAACCGACCCTGCGGAAACAGGCTCGCGGGCTCGAAGCTCGTCACCGACAGTCCCGCCGGCAAGGTGGCCAACTGATGGTTGTCGAGAACCCCCTTGCCCTCCTCCACCATGAACACCAGCCACGACACGTTTGCGTTGACCGCGGCGCCGCTCGGGTAGTACGTGGTCCAGTCGAGCTTCGGGGTCACGCTCACGCCCGTCTGCTTGTTCGCCGGGCTCAGGAGCTGCGTGGTCACGCCCGTCACGTCCGTGCACCCCGAACCAGTGGGGGTGTGCGTGTACGGCGAACCCGGCTGCGTCACCGCGGGCGGGCTCGGGAACGTGTCGCTCGCGCAGAGCCCGCTCACCTGGTCCGGGAACAGCTGCTCCGCCGTGTACGGATTGTCCGACAGCAGCACGACCTGCGCGACCGCGGGCCTCGTCCCGTCCACCGACGTGAACGACCCGGGCGCGATGCCCCGCTCGGGGCTCTTCAGGGAGGGCTGCAGGCCCGGCCCCGGCAGCGCACCCCCACTGGTCAGGCCGATCACGCGGGGGGTCAAGAAGGTCTTGTTGGCGTAGGTGACCACCAGCTTTGGGCGGATGAACTCGCTGGCCTGAGTGCGGGCGGCCACGCTCACAAGGCCCGTGCCTGCCGTGGTGCCGCGCAGCGCGAGGTCCACCTTGGCCGAGGTCTGGTAGGTGCTCAGGAGGCAGTTGCCGACGATCGTCTTGAGCGCGGCGTCCTCGAACCTCACGCGCCCCACGAAGCCCCCGTTGACCGTGACCGTCGAGGTGGTCGCCGTGTCCCAGGTGCCGCCCGCCGTGCTCCAGTTGACCGCGGTCTTCCGAAGGAGCCAGGTGGCCGTGGCCTCCTCCCACAGCTGGCCGCTCGCCCCCGGATCCGTGACCGCGTTCAGCGTCAGGGGCACGGCGGGGGTCGACGTGTTTCCTGACACCGTGATCTCGACGCGGGCGCTCTCGATCGCCTGGCCGGCCTCGGCCGACGTGTCGAAGCGCAGCAGCGTGTTCCGGACAGACGTGCCGGTGGCGACCTCGAGCGTCGCGGCCGACCCGTAGTTCGTGGTGGTCGCGGCCGCGCTCAGGAACGTGTCGGCCTCGGCCTCGTACTCCTTGGTCCGGGTGGCCTCCACGTAGAAGATCGCGGGGCTCCTGCCCTCCACGAACACGTAGACGAAGCGGCCCATCACCTCGACGTCGAACTGGGCCGTGAGGCTCACGCCCTGCATCACCAGCCGGCACTTCTCCCACACCTGCGTCGCCGAGTTCCACCAGTCGATGAACACGTCGCCAGTCGCCGCCAGGAAGTTGCTCTTGGCGCGGTACACGAAGCCGTAGCCGTAGGCCTCGGCGCCGATCCTGAAGTCCACGGCCTTCACGTCCACCACGGTCGACGCGCTCGAGTAGCCGGCCTGGAGCTTCAGCTGGTCCATCTCGTGGACCTTGCGGTAGCCCGGGAACGGACGGAGGCCTCCCTCGCTGCGGCCGTCGACGCCCGTCATCTCGGACGACAGGCCGCGCTGGACGCCGGGGCGCTCGATGCGCTTGTCGAGCGTCGTCTCCATCACGGGGTACGACCAGTCGGTCTTCATGTCAGGCATCGATCGCGCTCCTCAGTTCGTCCGAGAGGGGACGCCGCGGCGCCTCCTCGTTCCTCCACAGCCCGAACGGGCAGCTCGCCGCGGGCATCCGTCCCTTCACCGTCAGCTCCGCCCTCGACTTCTCGCCGCACCCGCACTTGGTGCACCACCCCAGCTTCCCGGGCTCCTCGGCCCGCTTCAGGTGGTCGCATGCGTTGCAAGTCTCGAGCCTCCTGACCAGCTCGTCCACCCCCACTGGTCCCTTCACCAGGAGGCTGGCCTCGGCCTTCGCATACGACAGCGCCTTCTGCGCGAACGTCAGCGGCACGCTCCGCCCGGCGTGCCCCGGGTTCCGCGGCTTGATCTGCTCGCAGGGTCCCCCGCACGGCTTGCCGCCCACGCGCGGGTGCGTGCACCTGGTCCCTCTCAGCCAGAAGCAGTCTACAGGCTCCATGTCCATTGAATGGTCCTTTCGTCCGACTCGCACCACGCCGGCCAGTAGCAGACCGTCCCCGGAAACTCCACCAGTTTCCCGTTCGCATCATTGCAGGGAATGAAGCAGCTGTTTCCCGCAGTGGCGCAGAAGTAGAACGAGCCCTTCCCGGTCGGCGGGCAATACTCGCCCTCGGGGAACGTGCCGGTCAGCGCCGTGCACGGCTGGCATCCGCCCTTGCCGGCCATGTCGTCGCTGCCAGTGCATAACACGTTGTTGAAAACCGGTGCCGGGTGGCTGTCGCAACCGAGGGTCGGGGCGTCGAAGGTGCTCCCGTTCAGGCAGTTGCCCTTGCCGAGCACGGCGAAGGGCTCGATGCACGGCGTCCACGCCTCGGACGAATAGCAGCTGGAGTCGTCGCCCTCGCAGTCGACGCAGCACGGGTCCCTGTTGTCGGGCCAGTCCGTAGGGTCGCCCGACCACCTCTCGTAGGTGCCCGACCCGGTGGCGCCCGCGAAGCTGGGACGGAACACGAGCACGGGCTTGGCGCACCCCTCCTTGCAGTACCCCTCGACGCACGCGATCGCCAGGACCTGGTTGGACCGGGCCAGCGTGGTCAGCTTGTAAGGAACCCCGGTGTCGTCGAGAGGCCCGCGATCGCACGGACTTTCGTCGCACGTGTCTCCGCAGGTCGATTCTGCACAGAACCCCGGCGCCAAGATCGTGCCCGTCCAGTTCCATTCCTTGGTCTCGATCAGCTTGAAGACGATGTCGTCGACGGTCTGCGGACAACCGCAGTCGGTGCAGCCCACGGGGATGTTGTCGCCGGTGACCTCTCCGTCGGCGCAGTTGGCGCCCATCGCGCTGCCGCAGTTCCAGCTGAGGCACGGGTTCGTGCTGGTAAGGGCGAGGAATCCGCCGAAGAGCGGGTCGTCGCACATGAAGTCGGTGCCGCACGCGCACGGGTCCGTGTTCGAGAGGCCACCCTGGATGTTGGTGAGGCAGCCGCTGTCGGTGTAGTCGGCCGTGCAGCACTGCGGCGGGCAGAAGTTCTGGCAGACGTGGTACGAGCCGACGTCGTAGGTGCGCTCGATGCGCTGGTACGAGAAGTCGACCTGCTGCGCCGAGAAGCGGAACAGGTTCGGCCAGTTGAGGCTGGGGGAGCCGGCGGCCGCGAAGTCGCACGTGGTCCCGGACTTCGTCATGGTGGCCGTGATCGTCCAGTAGACCTCCTTGACGATCAGGGTGGTCGGTGAAGCCGAAGGCAGGATCTTGCGCTCCACGATCGCGGAGCCCGAGAGCGTCACCGTGATCGGTCCCGCGGGGCTGCAGGCCCACCAGTCGCAGCAGTCGGTCTCGCACTCCTCGGTGCAGCAGCAGGCGGCGGCGATGGCGCCGTTACTCACAGGTCACCTCCAGCGGGTTCGGGGTCTCGAACCACGGGACGCAGTTCTCGTCGAGCACGAGGTCGACCACGGCGCCGTTCGGGATGCGCAGCCTCGAGAGGATCGTGCCCACGGGGACCACGTTGCCGCCGTCGTTCGGCATCGACGTCTCGTACTCGTTGGCGGCGTCGCCGTAGGCCGAGCTCGAGCGGCCCGAGCCCGCCAGCTCGCCCCACGAGTAGGTCCAGTAGGTCTTGCCCGAGACCGTGAACGGCCCAGAGGCCCCTGTGATCTGGGCCTTCAGGACGGTCTGGGATGGACCGCAGCCGCAGTCGCAGCCCTTGGAGCCCCCGCCGCCTCCGCCACCCCCACTGGTCGGCGAGCCGCAGCCGTCGGCCAGGCATTCGTCGATGCCGAGGTAGATGCCGTTGGGGTCCTGGATGCACTTGCCCGAGAGGCACGAGTACCGGATCCGCTCCTCGGGACCGATCGGGGGCACCGAGTCCGGATGCGCCGTGGGAGCAGTGGGGGTGCCCAGGCTGCCGATCAGGTTGAAGATGGTGGGCGAGAAGTCGCCCGTGAAGGCGCCGCTTCCGCCGGGGCCCTCGATCAGCGGGGACGGGCCGGACTGGCCGGGCATGTCGCCGGGGCCCGAGGTCGGGTAGGCGTCGTTGAAACGGAGGCCGGGCACCACCGTGAACCGCTGGAACCCGAGGTCGAGCCGCCGGACGATCCCCCGTGAGAAGCCGGGGTTCGACTCGAGGTCCTGCATAGCCTGGTTGAAGGCCTCGTTCTGCATGGCTCAAAAGGTGAAGAGGTTCTTGTTGTCGGCGGTGCCGCCGGTGAATCGCTTGCCCGTGCGTGAGTTCATGTTGCCCAGCATGTCGTGGGCCGTCTTGATCGCGGACTTGTAGGAGAGCATGAGGAGCTGCATCTGGGCGCCCGTGATCTTGCGGCCCGTGCCCGCGCGCATGGCCGCGCTCAGCGAGACGGCGTCGATCATGGGCTCCAGGAGAAAGGGAACTACCTCGTACGAGTACGATCCGGCGGTGTTCGTGGCCGCAGTGCGAAGCGTGAGGATCCGCGTGGCCGCATCGTGCGCCGAGACGACCAGCTCATCGGTGACCCCCGATCCGAAGATCCGCAGATAGCACCCCACGTAGGCGTTCTGCCGCTTGTCCCTCGAGCCGAGCGTCGGGTTGAGCACCATCGTGAACGTGCCGTTCGCGTTCAAGGTGCCCTGCGCCGGGGTCTCGTGGTGGGCCTGGACGTCGCCGCTCGGGATGTAGGCGATCGAGAACTCGCGCCCCGACGTCGGCGGCGGCTCGAACGAGATCAGGTTCCCCTGGAGCGCCCAGCCCGGGCCGTACACGTTGAACTGGTTCCTCGGATGGAAGTCCTCCGTCCAGGCCCCCGTGTCCGCGTTCTTCAGCCCGACCCTCAGGACCTGCCTCACAGTGGGGGGCAGCAGGTAGTCCTTCACGCCCTCCGACACCGTGAGCGTCAGGTTCTGGATGATCTGGACGTCGCTCATCATCGAGACGCGCGACAGGACGTCGTTCATCGCGCTCGAGAGGAAGAAGCGCACCAGGTAGTTGTCGTCGTACTTGGCGTCGAGGTCGGGGTCGTCCAGGTAGTGGCGGACCTTCTCGCAGTACGTTCGGAGGATGGAGCCGGATGAGTGCATGGTTCAGCCCGTGGAGATGATCTTGCCCTGCATGGCCCAGTTCAGGAGTTCTCGCATCTCGTCGACCTGCTGGTCCTCGTCCGGCACGTCCTCAAGACTCAGATTGTCGGCGGCCTCGTCCAGCCCCCGGGCCTTCAGGATCCGGGCCATGTCGTCCATGGCCGTCTTGCGGTCGAGGAGCCTGAGCTGGCGCTCGCTGATCTTGTCGAGCCGCGCCTTGCGCTCCTCCTCCACGACCACGTGGCCGGGCCGGCACCTGGACACGATCCACTCCATGTCCGGGAGGTCCGCGGGGTCCTCCTCGGGCTTCCCCGAGAAGACGCAGATCTCGACGCACACGGCCACGCCCTGGCCCCACGTGCGCGGCTTGACCGACCAGCAGGCCAGCCCGAACATCTTGGACCTCCGGTGGTGGTAGACGAACAGGTCCTTCTGGCCGGTGCGCTCCCGGACCGCCTTGATCCACGGGCCGTCCGGCACGAGCTCGAACCTCTCGGGATCCATCTCGGTACCAAGCAGGATGGCCGCCGTGATCTCGTCGTCGCTCATCGCCATTCCGTTCTCCTATGCAAAGGGGCCGCCCCATTCACGAGGCGGCCCCAGTGTAACCGATGAACCCGTCAGGGGATCACATGTAGAGGCGATCCTCGGTGAGGCCCGTGAGCTTCATGCCGTTCACCTGGTCGGGCACGAGCTGCATGCGGATGCGGCCGGGCATCTGCGAGGCCTGGGTCACGAGGTTGGCTCCGCCGCCGCTCGCGGTCTGGTAGACCGGGAGCTGGTTCGTGGAGGTGCCGGTGATGGCGCCCGCGACGAACTCGAACGGGATGAACGCATCGGCCTCGCTCATCTTGGAGACGCCCTTCGGGCTCGGAGGCACGTACTTCTTCCAGTTCGATCCGCCGAGCTTGAGGCCGTAGAGGGTGCCCGCCTCGACGAAGCGCGAGGTGTGGCCCTTGTAGGTCTTGCCCTCGAACGTGAAGCTGAAGCCCTCGGCCTGGCCCTCGTTCGTGATCGACGAGGGGCGGTTCGTGCGATCGATGCGGTACTGGCCGATCTTCTGCGACTCGTAGGCGCTCCACACGCCCTCCGACGCGATCAGGGTGTCGATCGTGTTGCCGAGCGGCTCGAACGCGCTGTGGACGCGCTGGAGGTAACGCTTCATGTTGTACTCGGTGAGGACGCCGTTGACCGCGTACTTGAAGCTCTTGAACTCCGGCCGCTCGAGCACGTCGATGTGCATGGCCGAGTCGGACTCCGCGCCGAGGAGCGAGGTCGGACGGGCGCCGCCCGTCTCCGCGCCGCTCTTCAGCCAGCTGTTGATGCCCGCGATGCCCGTGAAGGTCGTGGTGCCCGTGCCGTTCTCGAGGTGGCTGTTCGCGTACACGATGTAGGCCCCGTTGAGGTCGGCCGCCGTCGCCACCGTGCCGCCCGAACCCGTCGCAAGGCTCGACCGGAACGAGGTCGTGTTCGTATTCGACACGAGGACGACCGTGTTCGTGAGCGGGTCCACGTTCTCGACGACCAGCTGCACGCGGGTGCCGCGGGTCGCCTGGGAGAGCGTGAGGGTGCCTGTCACGACCTGAGCGGCCGTGTCGTTGGAGCGGATGCCGTTCGTGTGAAGGATGTCCACGCGCTGGCCGCGCGCGAAGCGGTGGCAGGCCTGGTTGTCCGGGTTGAACGAGATGCGGTAGTAGGTGCTCGTGCCGGACGGAGGGGTCGGGGTGCTGAGGACCGCGTTCGAGATCGCGCACAGGCGGTAGTTCTCGTTCTGCGAGAGGTACCAGTAGTTGCAGAGCGTGAGCGCCATGTTGCGGGCGAACGCGGTCAGCTTCGGCGCCACGACCTGGTTGATGAGCGCGGGCGTCGCGTCGGCCTGCTTCTCACCGAGGGTGATCATCAGGTTAGTGACGAGCGAGCGCATCGGGATGCCGAGCTGGTACGGCGTAGCGTTCGGACCCTCGAGCGGGCTCGGGTACGCCTGGTTCGCCTGCTGGGTGTGCATCAGCGAGCCGATCGAGTCGGTCAGGTCGCCGTACAGGTCCTTGTTGCCGAAGCCCTGGCCGGCCTCGATGACACCCGTGAGGCTGCCCATGTACGTCTTGATGATCTTGAGGTCGCGGCCGAGGTCGCCGGAGTTGCCGACGCCCTGGCTGGTGACGGCCTTGTCGCGCCACACCGGATCGAGTCCGGCGAGGAAGACGCGAAGGCTCTTGTTGAGGACTTCCTGGATTCGGTTGGACTGACGATCGAAGATCGAGCCCGTTGTTGCGAATGGCATGTTTGGTTCCTACGCCCCACGGGCGCGTTCAGACGACGGATTGACTGGGGGATTCCACGAGGCCCCGCTGAATCGAATCCGCGGCGAACTCCTTGACCTGGTTCTCCAGGCTCGAGAAGTCCATCCCGGGCTTCCATTCCGGCGCGGGGACCGGCTTCGTTCGCAGGATCTCCTGTGCATCCAGTCCGTCTGCTGTTTCCGACGTCCGACCGAGACGGTCGAGATCGCCGATTACCGAACGGAACGTGCCGACGACAGGCTCTACTGCCTTCTCGACTTCCTCGGCCATCCAAGCGTCCTCGAAGGTGCCTGCCGCCGCACGGCGGGTCTGCATCCGGTCCAGGGCCTTCTGCTCGAGCTGAGCCCGAAGAGCCTGTTCCGCCTGCCTGGCACCCTCTTCTCCGCGAAGTGTCCGAGAAGCCTCGAGGAGTTTCTGAAACTCCGGGTTGGTTTTCAAGACGCGGTCCAGCTGTCCGTCGAGGGACTGCCGGAGTTCGCGCACCCTCATCTTGTGAAGCTCGGCGCGGTGCGCCTCCAGCTGTGCCTTGATCTCTTCTGCGCTGTTGCTCATTGGGTCCTCTGTTTCACCCCCACTGGTTTCGTCCTCGTCGTCCTCCGGGAAGTCCGGAAGCTCGATCTCCTCCACCTCGTCCTCGTCCTCGTCCTCGGCCGCGGACGCGGCTGGCTCCGTCGTGCGGCGCGTGGCCTGCACGTACTGCTCGATCTGCTCGTCCTCGTAGCCGAGGTTCTGCAGCACGTTGCGGACGGCCTCTTCCTTGCGGCCCGGGGGAGCCTCGGCCTGGAACAGGACGCCGACCTCCTGGAGGTCCTTCTGCAGCGTGTCGTTGATCTCGATCGCGTCCTTGAGGTCCTTGTGGCTCTGGATGAGCTCGGCCAGCGAGATCTCGCTGCCGTCCTCGAGGGTGACCTTCGTTTCGGGGTCCATTTACGGTCCTCTTTGCGGCATCGGCGGAGCCTGGGGGCCCGCCGCCTGGCCACCCTGCAGCTGGGCCATCTGCTGGTCCAGCTTCGACAGCATAGCCACATCGTCAGGATTGGGAAGGGCGTTCGGCATCACAAGGCCCATGAAGCCCATCAGCGTCTTGTGGTACTCGATGAAGGCGTTCTGCACCTCGGCCGCGGCGACCGCCATCACGGGGCTCGCCATGAACGAGTTGAGGACCCGGATCTGCATCTCGGGCTTCGTCATCTGCGGCGTCAGCACGACCTGGCCGGGGGTCTTGCCGTCGCCGTACAGGAGCAGGCAGTTCCGCACCACGGACTCGTAGGCCGACTGGTGCTCGTCGGTCCACATCGCGAAGTCGAGGCCTTCCTTCAGCGCGAACAGCATGAAGGTGTCGGGGTCGATCTGGAACTGCTGCTGGAGCGCCAGGGCCTCCTGCTTGCGGGCCACCTTCGACCGCGGGTTGATGTCCTTGATCTTGAAGGAGAGCTGCGAGAGCGACGGCAGCGGGTTCGACTCGAAGCTCACCGCCATCGTCTCGGGGTCCACCACGACTCCCGCGAGGTCGAGGGTCAGCTGGTCCACCGTGAACGTGCGCGGGCTGAACACGACCTCGCGCACGGCGCTAGCGAGCACCGACCGGTAGGCGTCGCCCCACGCCGCCTGCACCCCGGCGGTCGGCGTGTTCATCGCGCGGTTCACCTGCTCGTCGAGGAACTGGAGGCCGGTCGCCGAGTCCACGCGGCCCTTCTCGGCCAGCAGGTCCCGGATCGGGTTGAGGCGGTCGATCTGCGAGACCGCGAACGAGCTCACCTTCCCGGGCACGTCGCCGCTCGTGAACGGCGTGATGTTGAACGGCCTGAAGCCCTCGCTGATCGGGTCGGGCTCCCACGGGAAGACGCGCAGGCCCTGGCCCACGTCGCGCAGCATCGTGTTCGCGTTGAACGACCCGTGCGGCAGCACCAGCACCCCGTACTTGTCGATGTCCCGGATGTTCTGGAACAGCGACTTCTGCAGGCGCTCGGCCTCGCGGCACAGCGAGAACAGCAGGTCGAAGACGCCGGCCCCGTGGAACGAGCCGTTCTCCATGAACCGCGCGAAGCCGATCGGGCAGTAGACCTCGCGTCCCTCGAACGACTCGTCGTGGAGCGTGCACTCGCCGCTCGTCACGATGTACCTCTCGACCGTGTCGCGCGGCCCCTTCAGCCACAGCTCGCGCACCCTCACGACCTGCTGCGACTCCTTGTCCGAGTCGTGCATGGCCATGCGGTCGTCCGAGTACGTGACCTGGGACCCCAGCGTGTACTCGTTGGCGGTCTGCTGCTCGTAGGACTCCCCGGGCCGGATCGTGTAGTACTCGATGCGGTCCTTGTTGCGGGTCACCTTCGAGCCGAACTTCTCCTTCAGGTACTCCATTGACACCATGCGCTGCCTGAGAAGCCCGCGCTGCTTCGTGTAGTCGTGCACGAGGCTCGGGAACGGAAACAGCTCCATCGGGTGCACGACCTCGAGGTCCGTCGTGAGCCCGACCGTCGGATGGTTCACGATGTGGCCGGTGACGCCGCAGCTGCCGAGCAGCGTGAAGATGTGGTTGAACTGGGGGACCACCCGCTGCAGCTGGTGCTCCGACACGACCTGGTCCAGCATGATCTGGGCCACCGACCTCTGGCGGATCGAGCTCAGCGAGGAGCCGACGCGCTGCACCAGCGGCCTGAAGTCGAGGCTGCTCAGCCTGCCCGAGATCTGGTCGACGGCCTTCAGCAGCTCGCTCGACTGGAACTCGAGCCGGTCCTGCTCGTCGAGGTACGAGTAGCGGACGGTGCCGCTCTCGGGATCGAACACGTCAAACTGCCGGGCCCCCTGCAGGTAGTACAGGGCCACCAGCCAGGTCGCCCTCCGGTACGACAGGCGGTTCGTCTCCCGCTCCACGTGGGCGTCCACGATCCGGGCCAGCGCCATCGGGTCCTTCGTGAGCTTGATCGGGTCGGTTGCCATGTCGTGCCTTTCTTGCCGCGTACCCTCCCGGGACCAGCTTGATGCGCTCCTTCACGGGAGCATACTGCTTGACCACGTCCTCGGAAGGGAGAGACCCTTCGTATGCACCCCCACTGATTCCCACGGAGGGGTGCCTGGGGCCGTTGCCGTAGTAGGACAGGCAGAGTATCCCTAGCCAAGTATCGGACAGCGTCACGGTCGCGCCCAACGGATTGGCCTGCGCGGGTTCCTTGTCCGCGGAGCCGCCGAAGTACCAGCGCGACATCGCCTCGAAGAGGGCGAGCGGCACCCGGCACTCAGGCCTTTGAGGCTGCGGACCTTGATGGGGATGGGGTTCGTGCATCGAGGATCTCGTTGACCTGGTCGACCGTCAGCCGGGAAAGATCGAGGCCTTCGCCGACGTGGACGCCGTCATGGTAGAAGTCGCCGTCCTTGAGGCGGTCGAAGAGGGTCTTGTCGGCCGCGGCGCCCGGCGCCTTCGAGAGCCGGCCCTTGAGGACGAACTGGCTCATGGCGACGGCGTCGATGCAGTCGTCCTTCTCGAGGCCGCCGTCCGGCGCCTCCGGGTTGAAGGACTCGATCTGGTCGAAGAGGAGGCGCCACGGGAGCTGCTCGCGGAGCCACATCGGCAGCTTGATCTTGCCGTGCTCGAAGCGGAAGTTGAGGGCCGCGATCTTGTCGGTCTTCTCGGCCATGCCCGGGTTCAGCTTCACGATGCGGGGCAGGTGCTCGGTCCCGGCCATGTCGCGCGCGCGCGTGGACACGATCGAGTGCAGCGAGTTGTAGAGCGAGACGCCCTCGCGGATCGACTCGGGGTGGACCGTGGGGCACCTCCACTTGTCGGCCATCGAGAAGATCGCCTTGACCTGGTCGGGCTCGCGGCACTGGCGGGCCCAGAGGCCCAGGACGAAGAGGTCGTTCTGGGGCGTCACGGCCATGAGGCAGGCCACCTTGAAGTCGGAGTCGGTGGTCGCCGTGTGCGAGGTGTCGGCCGTCATAAAGAGGCGGGCGTACCGGCCCAGGAAGTCGGGCAGCGGCATCTTCATGCGGTGGCGGGCGCCGTCGCGGACCTCGTTCCAGCAGATGCAGGTCGTGGTGGCGAACGGCGTCTCCAGGCGGTCGTCGATGTCCTCGAACGTGTAGCCGTGGGTCTCGGGGTCGAGGGTGCCGAAGAAGGCGCCGTGGCCGTCGCCGGGTGACGCCATGTACTCGGAGGCGAAGTTGGAGGGACCGATCGTCTCGCGGATCTCCTCGAGGCTCATGGCGGCCGCGAACCGCTGGTTCCCCTTGGCGAGCTCGAGGCGGTCGGCGATCGTGGCCGGCCACATGTCGGGCCAGCACGAGACGATGCCGCCATCCTGCTCGAGGGCCGCGGGGATCACGAGGCGGGACCAGCGGTTGAAGCGGACGTCCTTCGCGCGGGAGCCCTCGGGGGTCTCCTCGACCTGCATCGCGTGCCACAGGTAGTGGCGCTTCGACACGAAGGTGCCCACCCAGTCGACGCCGGTGTCCGGGCGCGTGACCATCGGGATCACGATCTTGAAGAGGAGCTCGTCCATGTAGGCGCGGAGCACCGACATGCTCGTGGTGGCCTTGGGGTCGTACTCGGGGTCGTCGAGGCGGTACCGGCGGGGACGGCCGCCGCGCTGCTTCGACATCGCGCTGATGAAGCGGATCCAGGAGCTGTTGCCGAGGTTGAGGTGCTCGGTGCTGAACGAGCCTTCGCCGCGGCGCGGCACGATGCGTCCCGAGTCGAACTCGGGGCTGAAGTCGTCGACGATGCGGCTGTTGTGCAGGAACTGGCGCTTCATGCGCTCGCCCATCTCGCGCGTGTTCGGATGCGAGCTGGTGGCGTAGACGAAGGAGTAGGCGTCCTTGGTCAGGAGCCTCAGCATCATGTCCTTGCAGTTCAGGTAGCTCTTGGCCGAGCCGCGCGGCGCCACGGTCGCGGTCAGGCGGTACGCGGCCCACTGCCGGGCCACGATCCAGTGGAAGTCGGGGGTCTCGAGCGGCGAGTCGTCGTAGAAGAGGGGGTTGAAGTCGTCGTCTTCGTCGGGCGTCAGGTAGTGGGCGTCGAAGAACCAGAGGGACGCCACCAGGTTGTCGCCGCGCACCGTGCCCGAGGCCTCCGGCAGCGACCACAGCGAGCATGCGTTGACGCGGGCCTGGCGCTGGCCGTCATGGGTCAGCGCGTCGTAGTCCGGGGGGAGCGGAAAGAGCTCGTTGCCCTGGTCGCGGGTCTGGATCCTCTTGGGCTGCATCAGCCCCCACTGGTCACGAGGAGGTGCGCCGAGGCCAGCATGCAGAGCGCGGCCAGCATGTCGGCGGGGTTCTCGGTGGCGGGGCTCATGCTGTGCAGGCGGGCGGCGATCGCCGTCCACTTGTCGTTGAGGCGGCCGTCCGGGCCGACGAGCTCCTCGCGGATGCGGCGCCCGAAGTCGGAGGCGCTCCCGACCGCGCGGTCGACGTCGATCACGCCGAGGTCCTCGTAGACGTAGGCGCCCCAGGACGCGAAGTCGGTGTCCCGCAGCTCAGGCAGGCGGAGGTCCAGCTTCTCCACCGGCGACGGACGGGGGGAGGACGCGGGACGCGAGGGGGCCGGTGCCGAGGGACTGGAGGCGACGGACGCGCTCGAGGAGGCGCGATTCTGAACGGGTCTGCTCGACGAGGTTTCCTTGCTGGTCATGGGTCACCATCCTAACCGATCCGGTGCTGATCATGCCATTCACTTCCGCGACTTCCCGTACACGCCTGTTCAGGCGCTGAAGCGCGGCAAGACGGGTGTTGTCCTCGAGCGAGTTGCGGGCGATGTCGATGTACATCGAGACCTCCTCCTCGACGTCGAAGCCCGAACGCTGGATCGCGGCGGCCACGCCGTCGATCGAGAACATCGACCTGATCGTGTCCTCGCCGTTCTCGATCTGCTCCTTCTTCTTCGAGCTCATGCCGCCTCCTCCTTGTTGAACGCCGCGAGACCAGAGCTGATGACCGCGGCAAGGGCCAGGATGAACGGCGCCGGTCCAAGGCCCCTCGCGATCCCCGGCTTCGCGTTCGGCATCTTGGACGCCGCCTTGCGCAACTCGCGCATGGCCTCTTCCGGCGACGCGCGGCCCTGCTGCACGGCCGTCTTCGTGAACCGCGTCGGCACCGCCGTGTTCTTGCGCTCCGCCGGCGCCAGGAAGCCGCTGATCTCCTCGACGATCGTCCTTCGGTCCGCCAAGGGGAGATCGAAGTCGATCTGCTTCGGATCGGAAAGGACGGCCAGCGTGCGCGCAGCCACCTGGCTCGGGTCCTTCTTGTAGGCTTCCTTGTACTCCGGGATGGTCATCCCCATGGCGGAGATGACGCGCCGTTGATCATCCATGGAGAGGGTGGCCTTGAGGCCCTTCATCACCTTGGCAGCGTTCTCCTCGGCGCTGGCGCGGGCGGCGCGGACGGAGACTCCGCCGGCGGCGAGCGCGGCCTCGCGGAGATCCTTGCGGGCGATGCGGCTCATGGGCTGGAAGACGCCTTCCTCGCCGAAGATCTCGGGCGTCAGCGGCAGGTTCCCGCGCGACTGGGGCCCGCCTCGGAGGCCGATCGAGGCCGCGTAGAGGTCGACGTAGGGCATGGCGCGGGCCAGCTGGGGGCCGCCGACTCCGAACGCCTTGCCCTGCCCGCCCTTCCGGCCTGCGACGGCCATCTCGGCGATGGGGCGCAGGAGCTCGGCGCGGTTCCTGCGATCCGAGAAGCTGGCCGACTGCGGCGCCGTCACGAGGCCGGCCAGCCACAGCGAGGCGACGATCGCGTCCCGCATGTTGGTGCGCCTGATCCATGGCCCGTTGGCCACGCCGAGGTTCATCAGGACCTTGAGGTTGCCCTCCTTGACGAAGGGCTCGAGCGCCCGGGCGGCCGGGCGCCACTCTGCCTCGGTCACCGGGTACTTGCCGGGCCGGAGGACCTGCTGGATCTGGGACTGCAGGCGCTTGGTGGCCGCCGGATCGTCGATGACCCCGAAGTCGAAGCCCGACGACAGCATCGGCAGCCCCTTGCGGACCTGCACCTGGATGTCGCGCGGGCGCTCGATGCTGAACTCCTCGGCGAGCGGCGCGAACCGGTCCATGATCTGCTGCACGGACTCCTCGAGGGCGCCCGCATTCGTCCGCGGCGACATCTGGCTCCCGAACGAGAGCATCCCGTGGAGGCCCGACACCCTCGGTACCGGCGGATGCGCGGAACCGTGGCGGCGCCGAAGACTCTCCATCCCGGAAAGGCCCAGGTCCTGCAGGGACTCGCCTTCGAGCGGCTTCACAGGTCCTTCCTCACTCGGTCTCCTCCTGCGAATGGATCGGGATCTCGATCATGGCGCGGTGTACCCCTGCACATTGATGTGGACCTTGGCGCCCGTCGTCGCGCACACCACCTGAAGAGGCACAGCCGCGCTGGCGGCGCGAAGCGGAGTCGGGAACACCACGCTGAAGTTCGGGGTGTTCGCAGGAAGGCGGCACCGCCAGATCGCGTTCGCAAGGTTGTCCTCGATCACGATCTCGGTCGCGACCGAGGCGGAGTCGTTCGAGACCTGAAGACCCGTGATGTATCGTCGGAGACCCGCCGCTGGTGCGCCCGCGAGAGTCACCGCCGTGGTGTTGGTAATGCCGCCCGTCGCGCCGACATACTGCCAGTCCGACTCGGGGATCGAGAACGGCTTGACCACAAGTGCGCCGACCAAGGTCGTGATCAGGTCGGCCACATCGCCACTCGCCACGGCAGTGTAGTTCGTGGAGACTGCCCTCGCACCAGCGATCACAGGAGCCGTTGCCCCTCGGACGGCATCGTGCGCCACGGCTCCGACCACCGCAGGGTTTCCAGAGACGGCCACGGTTCCGATGGGAGTGCTTGCAGCCGTCGCGCCCGCGAGAAGGACGGACATCGCGTTGCCAGCGACCGTGTTGCCGCGGCCCGCGGTGATTTCCGCCGTGAGCTCCGCGTAGTCCTGCACCGAGATGTACTGGATGTCCGCGTTGGTCGTGTCGGCGGGCGCGGTGCCGCCGTTGAGCCACCGAAACCTGACCTTGTACAGCGCGTTCGGATCGGGAATCTGCTGGTGGCGGCGGTAGGAGTTGGCGCGACCCGTGACCGCGTCGAGTGTGCCGCCGTGGAACCACGCCTCGTCCGCGTAGGGTTCCAACTCGTAGACCGAGACACCGCCAGCAGTCGTCGGCACCGTTACCGCCACCGATGTGAGGCGGGCAAGACCGCCGTTCTGCACCTCATACTTGGCCTGAGTCGCGGTGGTGCCGTCGAACAGCCACGAAAGGCAATGATTGCCGTCCGGGGCTCCGGTTGACGGATCGACGCTCACGGCCTCGATGTAGAACGACTGGTTCGCTCTCCGCGCCGACAGGGTCAGGCCGACCGAGACACGGAACGGGATCGTGAAGGTCTCCTTCGAGGTAATCGAGGTCGCTGAGTTGATCGTGGTTCCGGAGCTCAGTCGAACGACACCAGCCGTGACGACGGAGGCCGCTCCGCCCGGGCCGACGATGGTGTCCCACTTCGCTGTGTCGGGTGCCCCGACCACGGTGAACGAGTCGCGCCACTTCTTCTGGACGCTCTTCACCTTCACCATGTCTTCGGCTGCGTCATAGCCCTCGATACGATGCACGGGCGTGTGAACGCCTCCGGTCTCGACGGTCCGGAGATCCTGGTTTGCGCCGAGGGCGTCCTTGACGGTCACGTTGTTGGGCATGGTCGGACCTAGAAGAAGAAGGGCAGGTACATGGAGTTCTCAACTATCGAGAAGTCCAGAGAAGGATCTGGAGGAAGAGTACTGCCCCCCACTGATGGCTGGGAGGAGATCGCGATCGCGGAGTTTCGGCGGGCCCTCATGGCCGCCGCGAACCTTGGTCTTCGTGCACGGGCCATGTCTACCTCTGCGGCTGCTCGGGGTCTGCGGGAAGGGGAAACGTCGGCGATGCGATCGTGTCCGCAACGATGCGGTGGGCCGGTTCGTCCGGTACCGGGATCACCCAGCCCTCCACGGCCTCGCGCGGCTCCGCCCACCTAGCCGTCTGGGCGTCGGGATCGACCGCGCCCGTGGCGGCGTTGACTCCGTCGATCGGACAGCCCATGAGGGCGCTGATCTCGGAGTCTGCGGCCTCGGCCTGCTGCTGGGTGTCGAACAAGTACCAGTCTGGCATGGATGCCTCGTTACGGTGCGCTGTTCTTGTATGGATGCAAGGCAGGAAGGGACGCCTGCATTCCCCACTTCCACGCGAGGTATCCCTCGAATGACTGTCGCTCCACCGTGGTCAGCATCCTGTTCACGACCACGACCTCCCCGATCGTTACATCGGACGAGTTTCCTCCGCCGTTCCATGCGCCGAGTTCAAGCCCAGAGATCGGCCTCGTTCCAGAGTTGACGACGGTGTTCGTTCCCTGAAGGCTTGCCTCGCTCGCTGCACCGTTCAACTGGCCGACATGGAGATAGTCCGTGTTCTGGGAAAGGGCGCCAGGAGGTCCAGCGCCGCTTCCAGCAAACTGGTTGAGGCCGTAGGTGATTCCGCCGTCGTTGGAGAAGGTGTTGATGGCTGTACCAGAGGCGTTCGTACCGCCGTCGTTGATGTCGGCGGACGCCACCATCATGCCGCTCTGGACGAAGTCGGCGGACGCTGGGGTTCGGAAAGCCCACGCGATCGTGAACGGCTGCGCCACGATGCCGAAGGCGTTGCGGATGTGGGTGAAGGTGGAGTTCACGAACTGGATCGCGGGCTTTCCGCCGATCCCGCTTGCGAGGTAGTAGGGCTGCCACGAACCCGTGGCCTGCGACAGGTGGCGGGCGTTGGGGGTCTTGTCGCGCCATTGGCTGACGCGGGACGGAGAGCCGCCCTGCGTGATCGTCGTTGCGTCGGTGGCGTCCACCCACACGACGAGCGCGGCACCGAGGGCGTCCGGGGTCCAGGCGCCGCGGCCCGAGGACGCGACAACGGCCTGCCGTGCATGGCGGGCAGCCATCGCGATCCTCGGCCGCCGGCCCCTGCCCATTACTTGCAGCCCTTGCCCTTGGCCTTGCCCTTCGGCATCGGCTTGGCGGACTTCCCGAACAGGTAGGGCTTCTTGCCCGAGGTCTTCTTCATCTGCATCTCTGCTCGCTTTCCGGGCCAGTGGCCCTTGGTGACACTACGATCATACCGTCAACAGGCCCACTTGCGGAGACTCTTGTTGATCCTGGACTTCGGGTCGCTCGCCGTCTTCTTGGAGGTGAGCCGCCTCTTCATGCCCTGCATCCGGGCGCAGAAGCTCCGCCGCCGGGACCCGCCCTCGGGCTGCGGCGCCTTCAGGTTCCCGCCGGTGGCGCGGTTGTACGCGGCTCGGCCCGCGGCGTTGAGACCCCCACTGGGATCCCGGTGCTCGGCCTTGAAGTTGAACCGCTTCTTCGCCATCAGCGGTCCTTCCACTTGGAGGGCGCAGGCTTGGTGAAGATGACCCGGCCTACATCATCCACCACTTGCTGCCTTCCCTTCTTCGGGGCCTTTGCCCTGAGCCCCCTCGAAGTCATGTACCTCTGCTCCTGCCTGGCCTCTTCCAAGTTTTCTTCCCTCTTCCACCGAGAAGGGTTTTCCGGCCCGACGCGTTCCATTCTCTTTGCAAAGGTCTGCTTCTTCTTGTCTTCCCGGAGAGGCGGCATCTTGATCTTGCCGCTTCTGTCCGTTGCCTGCTCCATGGCGTCCTGGATCGCGCCCTGGTCCATCTTCTTGATGGCCGTCTTGTCCTGGAGGCGGGTGTAGAGCACCTTGGGCACGGCGATCTTGCCTTCAGGGATGTCGGCGCCCGTGGCCTTCCGATAGGCCGCCTGGATCCGCCCTCTCTGGTCCTTGAACTTCTCGATCATGTCGGGCAGGTCGGAAGTGCCCTTCTTGACGCCGGAGGACTTGAGCCCGCGGACGAGGTCCACGAAGGCTTGGCGGGCGATGACGACGAACTTGGCCATGGGTCAGGGTTCCTGGGGGCAGTGGGGGTGAAGGAGGCTGAGCATGCGGCGGGCGGCGTCCCGCGATTCGTCGATCGTGCGCTGCTCGAGCTCGACGCCGTCCATGATGCGGACCTTGTTGATCTCCTCGACAAGCATCGGAAGGTTTCGCTCGATGTATTCGCGGGACACCGAAAGAGCGTCCCTCGCGGTGAGACGGCCCTTGGCGATCTTCTCGGAGCCGGGCACCACGAAGTCGGGCTGGCCGAAGCGGCAGGCGGCCCACATGCCGATCCGGAACATGTGGAGGTTGACGAGGCAGTCGTCGTTGATGAAGAGGAGCGGCACCCTGATGCGCCGGCACAGTCGGCGGAAGGCGCTCGGGGAGAGCTGCATCTCGGTGCAGAATCTGGACTCGTGGACCCAGCGGAGCCCGCCGCCGAGGCTGAACGACATGCCGTCGCGCTTCTGCTTTCTCTTGGTCACGTCAGCCTCCCTGGTTGAAGCCCATCAGGACGCCGTCGACGAGGGACCGGAGCCGGTCCTCGTTCTTCTGGAGCAGGTCGGCCTGCTTGCGCTCGGCCCTCGAGAACTGCCGGTCGAACGTCATCTGGCCGGGCACGTCCTTCGGGGGCGGGGCCATGTCGGGCGTGCTGACGCGCGGGGTGCCGCGCATGGCGGCCTGCTGTTCCCGGAGGTACCGCTGCACGTTGGCCGCGGCCGGGCTGCCGGCTCCGCCCCTTTGGGCGTCCCATGCGTTCACGCGCCCGCGCGGGACCCCCGAGAAGGCAGCGTCGTCGCCGGTGCGCATGGCGCCGCGGTTGATGAGGTTCTCGGACGGGTAGTCGGTGACGGGGCTGTTGAAGAAGGTGCGGAGCTTCGAGACGGCCTCGTCGGGGGTGGCGGCCGCGAAGTTCGAGTTGAGGTACTTCTGGGCCTGCTGGACCTCGGGCACGTCGAAGCCGCCCTTGAGCTGCTTCAGGTTGCCCTTGATGAGCCAGCCGTCGGCGTCGGTCCCGAAGAACGGGTACCACTCGCCCGCAGTCTTGCCGGAGGTGCCGCCCTGGCTCCGGTAGAAGGGGACGGTCTCGCCGTTCACCTTGAGGAACACGACCGGGCGGCCGCCTTCGCCGGGGCTGTCGATGACGGTGAAGGAGCCGGTGCGGCCGGTCTTCGGGTCGGTGACGACCTGGAAGGTGGGGCTGTCGGGCGCCGTCTGGAACTCGCGGACGACGTTGAGGTTCTTGGTGTCGGAGGGCGCCGTCGACCGGCGGAACCCGGGCAGCAGCCCTTGTTCGGCGGTCTCCCGGACCGCGATCCCCGGATCGACCTTGCCCGATGCGGATGCGTCGCGGGCGGCGGCCTCGGGGGTGGTGCGGGCCGTGGCGGCCAGGCCTTCCTTGGACGCGGGCGCGGGCGCGGGAGCCGCCTTGGCTTCGGCCTGCACGGTCGACAGGGCGTCGTCGGTGACGGAGCCCGGGGGCAGCTGGCGCGACACGGGCGCGGGCCCGGGCGGCGGAGTCACGAGCGTGCGCTCGAGCTGGCGGTTCGGCGCCGCGGGACCGGGAGGGGGCGTCACGAGCGTCCGGGGAGGCAGCTGGCCCTGCGGCGGCTCGGGAGCAGTGGGGGGCACCAGGCGCTGCTTGCGAATCACGGGGAGCATCAGGCCGAGGCCAGCCATGAGGGTGTCGTCCTCCATGGTCTCGGAGGAAGCCGCCTGGTTCATGGCTCCGATTCCGGCGATGCCGGCCCCGACCGGGGCGCCCGGGCCCACGGCGCTGCCGAGGTAGGCGAGGCTCTCGAGCTGGGATCCGAGGTTGAGGCCGGGGGTGCGCTCGTTGAGGCCCTGGACGCCGGCCGCGAGATGCTCCCCGAAGCTCTGCGGGCCCTCGGGTCCGGGCGAGATCGTGGTGCCGTAGCGATCGGGGTAGGCGCGGGCGAGCCTGCGGTTCAGGTCGGCGTGGAAGCCGGCGAGACCGCGCTCGCCCATGGTGGCGACGTCGACGCCCTGACGCTTGTACTCCTCGACCAGCTTCTCGTACTCGGCGCGGTACTCGGGCGGCCGGGAGGCCCACGCGGCCTCGAGCCTTCCGTCCATGCCGAGCGCGGCCTTCTCCATGGCGCCCGCGGTCACGGGTCCCTGGGCCTGGGCCTCGAGGTCGGAGAGTGCGGCCATCTGCTCGCCCATCGGGTAGTCGGCGAGCGTCTTGATCATGGCGTTGCGGGCCGCGGGGTCCATCGCGCGGAGCCGGGCGCCGAAGCCCTCCTCCTCGCGGCCGAGCGCGGCGATCCGCTGCTTCACCTCCGGAGACAGCCTGTTGAGCACGAAGTCCGATTCGGTGGGTTCGCCCGGCTTCGGGCTCGGAGGAAGCGGCCTGGTCGGCTTGGCGTCGGGACCCCACGTCCTGTAGAACTCGCGGTAGATGGCCGGGTCTATCCCTGGTTCGGCGACTTCGGAGAGGGCGCTCTGGGGCGTGGAGCGGAGGAGCCCGCGAATGTCGGACTGGGACTTGACAGGCGGAGCAGATTGGGTAGGCTGTTCGGCAGCAGTCGCAGAAGCAGTCGAAGAAGCAGCACGGTCTCTCTCGTCACGACGCTCCCGCGCGGCCCTACGGGCTGCCCCTTCTGCCCTAGTCCTTTCAAGCATCAGTTCGTAGTTTCGGGCCGACTGTCGGCCGAGGCGCTCCGACTCGCGCTCGACGGCTCCAAGTCGGTTGAGCTCGTTGCGGTACCTCTCGCCGACCCTCTTGTAGGAGAGGGCCGGGACTGCTTCGCCGCGGGCCTCGCGCTCCTTGAGCCCGGCGAGCTCGGCCTCGTACATGGTCTTGGCCGCGACACGCTGCTCGGACTGGTCCATCATCGAGCGGTACTTGTAGGAGCGGGGGTAGTCGCCGCGGGCGTCCGGAACCTGCCGGGGCCGAGGGGCGGGGGCCGGCGTGGGCGCGGGTGCGGTGGGACGCGGAGCAGGAGGCGCGACGGGGCGTGCTTGTCGCGCGGCGGCGGGAGCGGCCGTCTGCGGTGGAACCCGGCGGGAGAAGCCCATCGGGTTCGACCAGTCGGCCGTGAAGAAACTAGACCAGGGATCAGGAAGCTGGGACATAGGTGTCTCCTTCAGGAAGGATAATCGGATGACGCTGGGCACACAACAAAATCCGCTGAGGACTACGGAGCCGATGAAGGTCGCACGGGCGATGCTGAAGGTCTGTCACGAGGACGGGCTTGGGCTGAAGGAGGTGCAGGGGAGGTTGTTCGAGTGGTACGGCGGCAAGTGGGTGCAGAGGGACCTGCAGTGGCTCGAGGACGCCGTGTGGCGGTGGACCGAGGACCTGCACGTGAGCGACGATCCGAACGGGCTCGTGGTCGAGAGGTACGGGCCGACGGAGTCGAAGGTGAACGGGATCGTGCGGGCGATGCAGGCGCTGTGCCGGGTGGCGGGCACCGAGGTGCCGCAGTGGCTGCGGCCGGAGCTGAGGGACAGGCTCGAGGACCCCCACTGCTCGGTGAGCTTCAGGGACGTCGTGGTGGACGTGCGGGCGAGCGCGGCGTCCGGGGGGATCGTGTGCGTGCCGCGGACGGTGGAGTGGTTCGAGCCGTGCGTGGTCGACGTGGATTTGGATGGGGATGCCGGGTGTCCAAGGTGGATGCGGTGCCTCGAGGAGTGGAGCGGCGGCGACGAGGCGTGGAAGGAGCTTCTGCAGCGGTGGATGGGCTACTCGCTGATGAGCCACCGAAGGTACGCCAAGTGGATGCTTTTTCATGGGAAGATCAGGGCCGGCAAGGGGACGATCGGAACCGTGATGCGGTGGCTGATCGGCGGGACCGGGTTCGTGGGCACGAGTCTGGACGAGCTGGCCGGCAGCTTCGGGCTCGACGGGATCGAGTTCGCGCGCGTCATGTGCGTGAGCGAGGTCTCGGCCCTGGATTCGAGGGAGGGAGAGGTCGCCGTGCGGGTCCTCAAGAATGTGCTCGGCAGGGACCCGATCTCGGTGAACGCGAAGTACAAGCGGCAGATCCGGAACGTCGTGATCAACGCGGCGCCGTGGGTGCAGAGCAACGAGATCCCCCAGCTGCCGAACAAGGGGAGAGGGCTCAGCGGCAAGATGCTGGTGTTGCCGTTCGAACACTCGTTCGAGGGCCGTGAGCAGTTCGACCTGATGGACGTGCTCAAGGGAGAGCTGCAGGGGATCGCGGCCTGGGCGCTCAGGGGAGCCATCAAGCTGGAGGCGGCCCCCGAGACCGAGAAGTTTCCCCCCACTGGATCGGCCGCGCGGCTGGTCCGGGACTACCACCTGGCCAACAACCCGTTCGATTACTTCTTGGAGGCCCGGTTCGTGAGGAATCCCCAGGGGTTCGTGAGCAACGAGGCCGTCCGGAGGGAATGGAAGGACTGGGTGCGGTCCAATAACGTGCAGATGAAGGTGGCCGACAACCAACTGCTAGGGCGTATTGTGAGCGAGAGTAGCTGGATGTTGAACAGAGTCAGGAAAGGTGCTGAAGGATTGCGCGCGATCGAGGGTCTTTCGCTGAAGAAGGACAAAGACGACGAACTGGACTGACCGCTGAGGGCACTGACAGGTTTTTCCCACAACATTTCTCCTTATATCTTCTCCCCTTTATCTCTCTCTCTATATCTGTCAGTCTTGTCAGTAGAGAGAAGAGAGAGAGAGAAAGGGCCTTGGGGCTTCAGGAACGGGGTTCGATGGACCGATAAATGGTCAGACGGCACCGGTGGGTCTGGCGGTAGGTCTGACAGTGGGCCTGTCAGGGGGCAAAATCTCAGACAAAAATGGTCTTTCCCCCAACTTCAGGGTCGCCCGTCAGGGGGCTTGGGGGGGGGTGCAGCGGTGCGTGGGTGGGCGAGGGTACGAGTTATGGGACTCGGGGACAGGCGCGCCCGTGGTCGAGTATGCAAGCGGCGAGATTCCGAAAGAGCGCGTAAGTGCTTGTGGCACAAG